CTGATAGTAACACACCTGTGTTAGATAATTTCAGTCGGGACCTAAATAAACTTGCCGAAGAGGGTAAACTTGACCCTGTAATTGGAAGAGATAGAGAAATTATGAGGATTGCTCAAATTCTATCTCGTAGAAAAAAGAATAACCCTATCATTGTGGGTGAACCTGGTTGTGGTAAAACTGCAATCGTGGAAGGTTTAGCAATCAAGATTGTTCAAGGGAATTGTCCTAAAAACTTAATTGATAAAAGAATTGTCAATTTAGATTTGACCTCTGTGGTTGCTGGTACCAAGTACCGTGGACAGTTCGAAGAAAGGATGAAAGTAATCATTGAAGAATTACAGGATAATCCAAACATTATTGTATTCATTGATGAAATTCACACACTCGTGGGTTCAGGTAATTCTGCCGGTTCTATGGACGGTTCAAACATTTTCAAACCCGCCCTTTCGAGAGGAGAAATTCAAGTTGTCGGTGCAACAACCTTAGACGAATTCAGAAAAAATATTGAAAAGGACGGAGCGCTTGAAAGAAGATTTCAGAAAGTGATTGTTGAACCATCTTCAGTTCAAGAAACAATTGAAATTCTAAAGAATATTCGACCAAAATATGAGTCGTTCCACAAAGTGAAATATTCAGATGAAATAATTGAAACCTGTGTGAAACTCGCTGAAAGATATATCACAGACAGAGAATTCCCCGATAAAGCTTTTGATATCTTGGATGAAGTGGGTGCCAGAATGCAAACTGAAGTGAAAATACCGGAAGTAATTGAGGACTTGAAAAAGAAAGCGGCAGAAATCAAACAACAAAAAATCGATGTTGTAAAAAAACAGAATTATGAGCAGGCAGCACAACTTCGTGACAAGGAGAAAAAACTTTTGGACAAGTTAGACTCCGAGAAGAAAAAGTTTGATGACGAAATGGAAAAACAAAAACAAATTGTTATTCTTGAAAATGTTTATGATGTCGTTTCAAATATGACCAAAATCCCCGTTAGTAAAATGACCATCGATGACACCAAAAATTTGCTCAATTTGGATAAAGAATTGATGGGTAAGGTTATTGGTCAAGATGAGGCAGTCAAAAAGATTGTTAAATCTATTAAGAGAAATAGACTTGGAATCAAAGACCCAAATCGTCCAATCGGTAGTTTTATTTTCTTGGGTTCAACTGGTGTCGGAAAAACTCACTTAGCGAAACAGTTAGCAAAAGAAATTTTCGGGTCAGAAGAATCACTTATTCGTGTAGATATGAGTGAATATCAAGAAAAACACACTGTATCCAAATTAGTTGGTGCTCCTCCAGGTTATGTTGGATATGAGGAGGGTGGACAACTCACAGAGAAAGTGAAAAACAAACCTTACTCCGTAATTTTGTTCGATGAGGTAGAAAAAGCACATAAAGACGTTTTCACAATTCTTCTCCAAATGATGGATGATGGTCACGTTACAGATAGTCTCGGAAGAAAAATCAATTTCAAAAACACCCTAATTATTCTTACAACCAATTTAGGTGTTAAGAAACTTCAAGACTTCGGTTCTGGCATTGGTTTCACCAATCAGTATGGTAATGAAGAAGCAAAAAAACAAACGTTACTCAAAGAAATGAAAAATTTCTTTTCACCCGAGTTCTTAAACCGTATTGATGATACGATTGTGTTCAACACACTCAACGAGGAACATATCAAAAAAATTACCTCAATCGAATTGAATAAATTGGTTGAAAGATTGAAGGAAATCAAGTACAAAATTTCTTTTGATGAGACCATTGTTGACTATCTAGCAAAAGTCGGTTTTGACGAAATTTATGGGGCAAGACCTCTCAAAAGAGCAATCCAAGACAAAATCGAAGATTTGATTTCCGAAGAAGTACTAACAGGAAATGTTTTAGAAAACAAATCCTATGAATTGAAACTTCAAGACGAGGAAATTAAACTCGTAAAAAAATCAAAAACTGAAAAGGGGATTTAATCCCCTTTTTTTTATATTTAATATTGTGAGAGATTTAATCAAAAGACTTATTAAAGAAGAAATCAAAGACGGCAAAGTCATTTGTGATAGTTGTGGTTGGAGTTGGGATTTATCTGATGGTGGTAAAGACAAATACGTTTGTCACAAATGTGGTCATGATAACACACCAAAATCTAATTTAGATACAATTTTTGACCAATTCAAAACTAAATTTCCTGCACAATATGTTGATAAACTCGACATTATAAAAGATTTTATCATTAAATATATTTCTAAAAATGGTTTTAAAATTAAATTATTAAAATCTTGTTACACAGGTTTCAGTGGTGTAAGAACCAAAGACCAAATTATTATCTGTTCACCCAACGAGATGCAAACACTTGGTGATTTTATTTATACTCTCTTTCACGAAATGAGACACGAGTCTCAAATTTCTAAAATAAAAATGTCAAACCCTTTGAGTGATTTTGACCTCGAAGATTTCGAAAACCTATACAAACAATATTGGGAGATGGAACTCGACGCAGACCAATTTGCAAAAAATATGGTTGCAAAATTAGTAAGAGATTTGGGAATTCCTATGGATATTGCTAAAAAAGAACTTGTACTATCACCATATATTGTGAATTACCCATCTATGTCCAAAATGATTGAACAAAATCTCAGAAAAATAACAGAAGAAATTAAACAAATGAAAAGAAGGGGTGAAAAGTATGATGACATACAAGACCACCCCGTAGTTAAACCGTTTCTTAAGAATTTAGAAAATCTCTTTTAAGCGTATCTCCAATCTGTAGCAAGTGCTTTATAGTGAAGTTTATTTCCCAATTTCTCAATCATCTTTTTACCCATTTTAATTCCATTGAAAACATCTTCAACCACGACGTATTCGTCTTTTGTGTGGTAATCGTAATATCCAATTGAAAAATTGATACAAGAAAAATCAAATTGACTTCTTAAAGCATAGACATCAGTATAAGGATGAACCATGTATCTCATGTAGTCAGCATTCATTCCCTCACAGAGAACCTCATCACAACTTTTGAAAAAATCAGTGTCTCTGTCAAACAAAACATGACCGAAACATTTTTCTGTAATCATCCAGTTTTCTGGTGCGTCAAATTGAATTGCATAACCCACATCATGAAAGAATGATTTGTCCGCTTTTCTCGAACCATGACATCCAGTTTCTTCAGAAACGAAAAATGCCGCTTTCAAGTAAGGGAGTTCTTCGAGTAGAGTTAAACAAGCAAAAACACCACATTTATCATCCCCTCCAATCCCTGTTGGTTTACCTTTGTCATCATAAGCCTTGAGAGATAGTTTTGTCTCACCTTGTGCGTTTGGCAGTTGTTCTTCATGAACATTTATACTCCCCAATCCGTGAACAGTATCAGTATGAGATATAACGCAAGGATAATAAAAATCATCAGGTACTTCTTGAATTTTTTTTGTTGCATAAACGTTGCCATGACTATCAGTATAATTTGGAATATTTTTTTCGTCCAACCATTTTTGAAGATATGAAATCATCAAATCTTCGTTATAAGTAGAGGTGGGTACGGATAAAACTTCTTTAAGTAGTTCTAAATTTTGGTTCATTACACAAAGATATTAAAAATCGTGTAATTCTCCAATTTTAAATAATTCAGGTTGATAAAGTAAATTATAGAAGTTCTCTTCGGTCATTTTGAATTCTTTCCTTTTGAGTTCTTTTTGAAGACTCACAACCAATTTTTGAGATGGAAAATCAAAACCGTCAATTCTAAACCTTACAGAGTTTGATTTATCTTTTGGTAAAGGAAACCATGTTCCTTGTTTGAATTTTCTACTGACCCTTTCTACCATCGAAGTGAATTTTCTGGCTTCTTCTTCGTTTTCAGTCAATTTATCTATAATACTGTCGAGTTCTTTCTCAACCTCTTTATTATAGTAAATTTTATCAAAACCTTCATCGTTTTCATATTCCCAAATATTTTCAGACCATCCACCCATAGGTTCCCCTTTTCGCATTATTCCTTTAATAATTTTTCCGAGAGGAAAATTAAGATTTCCACTCTCTACGTAGTAATCGAATACTTCTCTTGCATCAACCGAAACTATTCCATCTCCAACAAATTTTACAGGAATTGTTTCAAAAAATTCTTTTACTTCTTTTTCAACGTGTTCCGCTACGGAATTGCTTATCTGTTCATTTCTTTCTCTTGAGTAGTCGTAGACTATTTCTTTTGTTTCTGTTGGGAAAGTGTTGAGTAATTTATTTGCAAACCTTTCCAAAAAACTATTGTCCATAGAAAAAGGCTCCTTCATGAGGAAATGAGAAATGTATTTTAATTTTTCCCAATTATCGTCATCAAGTTCATTCCAAGGACCGTAACCTGATTCGAAATCCTCCATCCCGCTATAATCTGAGTAAAATTCATAACTATTACCATAGTGAGATGTCATGTTGGAATAAACTGAAATATCATCTTGCGTGTATCCGGCATTTTCTAAGACATTAGAGTCATAATCGAAATCGTAAAAAATAATAGATTTTCCGTCTCTTGTGGTTTCGATTTTATAAATTTTATCATCCAAACCTATCAAATCACTTTTATCAATTTTTCCCGTAATGAAGTTTTTCAGACCAATAAAAAAATCAAACTTACCCATAACAATAAATACAAGTTGTAAATTAAAATATTTATCCTATATTTGTGAAAGTTATTTGAACTATGGGGAAGTCACGGCATTGATTGGCGTGTGTGGGTATAGGTGGCACGTAGGAGCTGAATTAACTCCTTAAAAACTGGTTCGAAACACAACTGGCAATACTTTTGCTAAAATGGCTGCTCTCGGTCTAATTGCTGAGGAAGCTGTTGTTGAGGCTTAATTGAATTAAGAACTCAATATTCGGGTCGGGAAGGACATAAAACCTAGGAACAGAAGTCCGTTATAGGGGTCACAGGTCAGAGCTCCTTTAAAATAACTCTGAGACCAGGTTGTTTGTAAGTTTGGTTCCCACATATATCAAACTTAATATTTCGGAACATTGAGAAACAATGTTGTAATAAACGTGTAGTCACTTATAGTCATCGCGAACAAGAAACGGGTTCGACTCCCGTCTTCTCCACCACTTTCACATTATGGGAGCTGATTGCAATATATGTAGTAACAAATGTTTGGGTTTTGACAACAATCATGGCGGTTGTTGTACCGTAGCAGATAGAGATTTCATAATCGGTCCACACTCAGACCCTGATAGATTTATTTCTGACTTGTCCAATAAACTCGGACGAAAAATACATTATGATGATGTTTTTATAAATCATCAAGAAGGTTCAAAGTTGTTCCCTGATAAAGCGACTTGGCAACAACCTCAAAACTATCCCGCCCTCAGGGTCGATACAAACAATTCAATTAGACCATGTATATTTTACAACATGAATTTAAGGGCGTGTATGGTCTATGAGATAAGACCCACAACTTGTCAATTATTTGAGTGTCAATATCTTATAGATAACACACAACAAAAAAGTTAATTTTCCTTTTTTAAAAGATATTTATAATACAGAAATATCAGTCCCATCCGCATTTTCGAAAGAATTTTGTGATGGGATTTTTATTTATAAATCAATAAACAAAACACAAATGAAAAAACACATTTTGTTATTTTTTGCTACAGTGTTCTCATTAGCAACATTTGCTCAGAAAAAAGACGGTGGATGGGATATTTCCGTAGGAGCAACAGCTATGGCACCAATTGCAAAAAATGTTGATTGGGATTCCAAAGCATGGGGTCAAAGAGTAGATTTCTCAAAGAAAAACTGGAATGTCTCTCTTGGTTTTATGCAAGATAAAGACGGGTTCGCAAGAATTCCTGCTTTAGTTGGGTTCCGTAAGCACCTAAAGAAAGGTCTACATGTTGGACTTGACGGTGGTGTTACCTTCTTCAATGGACAAAAAGGGCAACTAACTTATGTTCCTTCCATTGGATACAGGATAAACAAAAAATGGTGCTTAGAACAATCAATTCTAAGAACTGTTAAGGATGGCAAACATTCGAGTCTTGTTGGATTTGGATTGAAGTATCATCTTTAAAAGTTAAAAAAAAATCAAAATGAGTATGGAAAATTTTGAATTTTTATGGCAGTGGCACTTTTTATTAGGTGTTGTTGTCGGATTTGTGGTAGGACCACATATTTCTAAACTTCTTGGAAAACTTAAGAAGTAATCCAAAGCCCCCGAGAAATCGGGGGTTTTTTTTCGCCTATTGATTTTCAATTAAGAAATTATTAAGTTTGTTCAGTCGATTGGGTTTTTTGTATTTCGAGGGCTAATTATGAAAGTTGGGGAGATTTTTTATATGAATTTTTTATATCGACTGTATTACTTTATCAACTCAGAAAAATACAATAGTCCCGTTGACGCCCTGTCTTCGGGATTTTTTATTTATAAACCAATAAACAAAACAAACATGAAAAAAACAATCATGACGTCACTTTTATCCTTATTCGTGACGCTTGCATCTTTCGGGCAAATCACAACTTCTGCCCTGTCTGGTGTAGTGAAAAATGAAAAAGGAGATGCTTTAGTGGGAGCGTCAGTTGAAGCGGTTCACCAACCAACAGGTTCGGTTTATCGTTCAACTACAAACAAAGTTGGTACATTTACCATTCCTGCTGTGCGTCCAGGTGGTCCTTATGTGATTAGCGTTTCTAACGTTGGCTACAAAAAACAAGAACTCACTGACATTAACACAAACCTCGGTATTACAACCACCTTGGAAATTGTGTTGATTTCTGATGTTAAGACCTTGTCTGAAGTAGTTGTCGGTTCAAACAGAAACAACACATTCAGTAAGGATAGAACTGGTGCGTCTCAGCAATTTGGTAGAAGAGAACTTACTTCAGTTCCCATCACAGGTGCTAGAACTATCGACGGAATCACCAAGTACAATCCAATGGGTGATGGTCGTTCTTTTGGTGCTGCTGATAGTAGATTAAACAATTTCACTATCGACGGTTCTCAATTCAACAACGGTTTCGGTCTTGGTTCTTCAGCACAAGCTGGTGGTAGAACAGGTTCCACTGCGATTTCTTTGGATGCGATTGACCAACTTCAAATCAACGTAGCACCGTTTGACATTCGTCAAAGTGGTTTCGTTGGTGCTGGTATCAACGCAGTCACAAGAAGTGGTACGAACAAAATTGATGGTTCTTATTATCAGTCAAGCAGAGACAACGTCCGTTATGTTGGAAACAACGCAAAAGGAACTACTGTAACTGCTTCGAAGTTTGAAGAAACTATGAGAGGTTTCAGACTTGGTGCTCCGATTATCAAGAACAAATTGTTCATCTTCGGAAACTACGAAACTTTGGAAAGAACTGAACCAGGTACAACTTGGATTTCAACAGGTTCTCCTCTCACAGGGTCACAAGTATCAAGAGTTCTTTACTCTGATATGAAGACACTTTCTGATTACATGAGAACAAATTTCAATTATGAGACGGGTCCTTGGGAAGGGTACAACAACGCAAACAAATCTGAGAAATTTCTCGTAAGAGCTGACTGGAACATTAACGACAAACACAAATTGACTGCTCGTTATGTTTGGCACAACTCTGACGCTGAAATCAACATCTCAAACTCTCAATCTGCAGGTGCAGGAAACAGAACTACTCAGTTCAACGCAATGTCATTTAAGAACAGTGGATACATCATTATGGACAACACTCGTTCAAGTGTATTGGAATTGAATAGTAAGTTTTCTAACACTTTACATAACAACTTGATTGTTGGTTATGACAAACAAATTGAGAACAGAGCGTATCTTTCACAAATGTTTCCAACTATTGACATTATGAATGGTAATGCAACTTACACATCAGTAGGTTTCGACCCATTCACACCAGGTAATAAGTTGGATTATAACACTTTCCACATCACAAACAACTTGACCAAGTTTATGGACAAGCACACAGTGGTTGCTGGTGTTAATTTTGAAAAATATCGTTCTAACAACTTATTCTTCCCCGCTTCAAACGGTGTGTATATCTTCAATTCACTTGCAGATTTCTACACAGCAGCTAATCAATCATTAGCAAACGGTGGAATACCTTCAACACTTGCACCAGCGAGATTTCAGTTGAGATATTCAGCTCTTCCTGGTGGTATTGAACCTATGCAAGTGTTAAAGACATCACGTCTTGACCTTTATGTTCAAGATGAGTATCAGTATACTCAAAATTTGAAACTCACTGGTGGTCTGAGAGTTGCTGTAATTGGATTTGAGAATACCGCAATTGAAAACGCTGCAGTAACTGCAATGACTTTCGCTGGTGGTGAAAAATTCAATACAGGTACACTTCCAAAGACACAACTTTTGTGGGAACCAAGATTTGGATTTAATTACAACCACAAAGGTCAGAACAAAACACAAGTAAGAGGTGGTACAGGTATTTTCACAGGTAGACCTCCTTATGTGTTTGTATCAAACCAAGTAGGAAACAACGGTGTATTGACAGGATTTATTGATGTATCAGGTGCGGCGGCGGCAAACTACGGTTTCACTGCAAATCCAAACCAATACTTCATTCCTTCAACTCCAACACTTCCTTCTACGTTTGATTTAGCTTTCACAGACCCTAACTACAAATTCCCTCAAGTATGGAAATCAAACTTGGCGGTAGACCAAAAACTACCTTATGGTTTTGTAGGTACTGTGGAACTTCTTTACAACAGATTTTTAAACGCTGTTCATTACTACAACGCAAACCTTGATGTTCCTGTGGGAACTTTACAAGGTCCTGACAAAAGAGCTCTATTCGCAAGAAACGATGCTGGTGTCAGAGTAAATGACAACGTATCTATGGCAGCTGTTTTAACAAACAGAAACGGTGCTAACTTCCGTTCAGCAACATTTGAACTTAAATACCCTGCACAAAAGGGTCTTTGGGGTTCTATGGCTTGGACAACATCTATGGCTAAAGATTACATGAGTGCGGGTTCAATCGCATCAGGTTCTTGGCAGAGTGCAAGGTCAATCAACGGAAATAACGACTTACCTCTTTCATTCTCTGATAACTGGATTCCAAACAGATTTGTTGGACTTCTCGGTTACAAGATTGAAAACGGTGCAAAGAAAGGTGCTGGTGCTACAACAATCACATTAGGTTATGTAGGACAACAAGGTAATCCTTTCGGTTATTTCGTAGCTGGTGACCTCAACGGTGATAGAGTAAACAACAACGAAATGATTTTCGTTCCTCAAAAAGGTTCTGATATCAAATTCGCATCTTTCACAGCATCAGGAGTAAGATTACCAAATGGTACTCTTGGAAGTTACACATTCACAGAAGCTGAACAACAAGCGGCTTTTGAAGCTTACATCGCTCAAGACAAATACCTCTCCACAAGAAGAGGACAATACGCTGAGAGAAACGCTTCTACAATCCCTGTTCTTCACAGATTTGACCTTTCAGTTCAACAAGATTTCGTAGTGAAAGTAAAAGGTATCAACAACAATTTCCAAATTCGTTTAGATATCCTCAACTTCGGAAACATGTTGAATAATGATTGGGGTGTTTCTCAAAGAGCAACAAACCCAGCAATCCTTAGCTATTCATCAATCAACACAGCAGGCGAACCTGTCTATAGATTATCTACACAGAGAAACTACGACGGTTCTACTTCACTTATCAAGGACACTTATCAGTGGAACTCTTCTGTGTTTGACGTATGGCAAGCACAACTTGGTTTGAGATACACATTCGGAAACTAATTTTCATTCCGCAGTTTATACAAACCCTCACCTTATGGTGGGGGTTTTATATTTATAATAAAATATATTATGAAAAAACTACTATTATTACTTGCGATGTTGGGATTAGGAACAACATCATTCACTCAGAAACTTCATAGAGGGAAAGCACTCACAATTGTTGAGGGAAAATTTGCTTTTTGTGGGGCTTCTTCTGCTAAGGCAACGGGTAAAACTATTACTGTAGAAGGTAAAAAGTTCTTGGAAGGTGTTGCAGTTTGTCCTGTTATGGATGGTCCTTCAGTTGCAAACAAAATTTTGGTTCCGAACCCTTCACTTACACCTGATGGAACAGATAAAACTGTATGGTCTTACTTTTGGTACTATGATAGTGTTCCTCAAGCACCAACTTGGGAAAATTTACCCACGGTGAATAGAACATTCGTGATATCTAAAGGACCTGAAGGTGGAATGAGTAATATGTGGTGTATGCCTTGTGTTGTATTACCTAATAAGGTTAATGGTGTAACACTTGCAGAATGTTTTGGTCCACTTAATGAATTAGCGTTTCCGATGAGAAGAGCATTACGAGCTCATCCAGGTGAAACATCTGTAACTCAGGCACCTGTGGGGTCTTCATATCCTGTAGGAACAATTATTCCTGTAAACGCACTGAGTGAACTAAAGAAAAAGAAATAAAACATAAAAAAAGACATTATGAAAAAAATTGCTAAAATTTTAATTGCTTTGGGTATTGGATTATTAGTCGCTGGTGTTATTTTATATGACTGGCACTGTAATAAACCAAATCCAACACCAACACCTTTAGTGGATACAACCAAATATACGGACGTTGTATTGATAAACGATTCTGAGCTTGATTCAGTTCAAGTATTCCTAACACTTCAGGGAAATGAGTCAATAATTGGACTTTTTGGAATGGATTCTTTAAACATTGTAACCTATTGTACTGACAGCACACCTTGTGTTGGAAGTTTTTGGGCTAAAAAAGGATTTGAATATCATTTGGGTGATACCAATACCTTATCAGGTGCTATTGTCACTTGGGGGGTTCAAAATCAGGCTTGTACAGCAGCACAAAATGCGGGATTCCAATTCGGTATAAACAACTTTGAATTTACCGTAAATACATGGTGGCAAAATGGAATAATTGAGGGTGCTAATGAGTCTGCAGACATAACTTGTGTAGATGGATTACACTCTATTTTATCAATGTCAGTAACATCAACAGGACCAAGAGCCGATTCTTTATCAACTAACTTCGGTGCTTTTTGGGACTTCGGATATACAGACTCCACAGGACTTGTTCCATTTAAGACAGTAACAAACGGCACAACGTTAGAGGGTTGTGTTAACCTACCTGGTGTTTTCCCTTATGGTTGCGATTGGGGATATAAAAGTTTCCAACCACCAACACCTTGCACAAATCCTTCCTACCCTGTGAAATGTTCTGATAAGTTTGGACAAATAAACACTTCTCAACTCAACAGACCAGGACAAGGAGGTCAAATTATTTGTAGATTTATTGGATTTACAGCTGACCCCCAACCCGCAATTAAATAATTTTTTATCAAAATCTTACTAGACCCTCACCTAACGGTGGGGGTTTTTTATTTGGGAAATATTTATTATATTAAACCTTAAATAAATTTTTATGAAAAAAATAATTTTTTCTTTCCTATTTTCGGTTTTGTTGTTTTCTTGTACAAAAGAAAATAATACAAATCTTGACCCTCAAGAAATAGAACTTTCAACTGTGGCCTCTGAAGGTGATGCCCAATCAGAACAATCCTACAGTCAAATTTTTGACGATGTTATGGGTACAAATGATGAGGTTGGTGTTTACGGTTCTGGTGTTTTCGGAAGAGGTGAAAATTTGGACACGGCTCAGAGATGTTTTACTGTAAGAGTTGAACGTATGTCTCCACCAAACCCATTTCCTGTAATGGTCGTTATTAGTTTTCCACAAACAGGTTGTATAGGACCTGATGGTAGAGTAAGACGTGGACAAATCAAAACAATTTACACAAACAGATTATTGGTCCCTGGCGCTGAAGCTACCACTACATTCATGAACTATAGCGTTGATGGAGTAACAGTGGGAGGAACACACACCATCAAAAATATTACAGAACCAATCCAAATTACAATTTTTCCTCCTCAATATAACCATAAATGGTTAGTGAAAGTAGTTGGCGGAAGATTGGGTCACCCAAATGGTAATGTTATAGAATGGAACTCACAAAAAACTATTGAACAAATTGAAGGTTCTCATACCCCACTTCCTATTGATGATATTTTCAAAATCATCGGTAATTCCAACGGAGCATCCGTTAGAAATACACTATCTACTTTTTGGAACTCTGAAACAGTCGAACCACTTTTCAAAAGATTTACTTGTCGTTGGATTGTAAAAGGTAAAATTAGAACAGTCAGAAGAAACTTGACAAACACAAGTCCTTGGGTTGGAGTATTAGACTTTGGAAACGGTCAGTGTGATAATCTCGCTTTTCTCACTGTAAATGGTCAAACTCAGACAATCACTCTAAGATAGAAGTTAAAAATAAGAGATAAACCCTCACCTCACGGTGGGGGTTTTATATTTATAGAAAAAACTATGTGGCAAGCAAACGTAACAATCAACAATAACACCGAATACAACTTAACAATTGACGGTGTTGGACCAGGTAATAATACTATAGGTCCCAACTCACAATCTTCATGGTCTTCTGAAGAAGTTCATAATACTAAATCACTACTTTTTTGGGTCACTCCAAATGTATGGTACATGCAAGGTAACTGTTCATTTGGTCCCGAAGCTGGTGTATATGTTGACAGAGGATGGATGGCTGATAACGACCAAACAATCGAAATGATTGCAGTTGCAAACGGGAAATCTTGGACTCAAACATCTAATGGCGGAGAAACACTACTTGCGTGGAATGAATTCGAACAAGGAGGAGATATCAATTTAACATTCAATAAAATATAAAAAAAGATATTATGAAAAAATTATTTAGAAGTCAGATAGATAAAAAAATTGCAGGAATTTGTGGTGGACTCGGTGAGTATACAAATACAGACTCCACACTTTGGAGATTGATATTTTTAGCTTTGATATTTGCACCAGTACCAATTATTTTCTTTTATTTCTTAGCTTGGTTGGTAATACCTAAAGATAACTCACTTATAGGGCAAAAAATATGAAAGAATTACTAAAAAATATCAAAACACTCGTTCTTAAACACAAATGGACAATTCTATGTGTTATAGTTATTATTTACTTAGTAATTGATTGGGCGGACATAAAACAAGGTGTTATAGATGGGTGGAACAACAACTAATTTTTTGTTTTAGTTGAATTATTTGCGGTTTTAGGTTATATTTCCAATACACTTTAAAATTTGAAATATGTTTATTGATTACGAATCACCAAAGACAACATCTAAGACCGTTTGGTATAACGGAGAAACTGAAGATGGTAAAAAGTTTACAATTATTGCAAATTGGGACGAATGGGACGATTGGTCTGCAGACCCTGATTCAATAATGTGGGACGACGAAGAAGGTTCTGAGGATGAAAAACAAGAAATTGTTCATAACTTTTTAGAAGAAATGAACGGATAAATAAAAACCCTCTCACGAGGGTTTTTTTTGTAACAAAAATTTTCTATATTTGTTTCATTATGAACAAGGTTGGTTCAATTATTTTTATCTTAACAGTTTATCTATTTTCTCAAGCTTTTACTTTCTATCAACTTCAAGGACATCTTTGGAGTAAGTGGATTAAGAATAATCCATTTCTAATGACTTTGATGGGTGTACCTGTCGGTTACATGGTTATTCTCGCAAGTAGAGAAATGGTAAGTCTTTATAATGGTGAAACTTGGCCCAACCGTATCATTGGATTCAGTATTGGTGTAATTGTATTCAGTATTATGGCTTGGCTCATATTGAAAGAACCTATGACAACAAAAACTTTAATTTGTTTGTCTCTAAGTTTTGTTATACTTTTGATTCAATTGTTTTGGAAATGATGGTCCTGTAGTTAAAGGGATATAACCACTGCCTTCTAAGCAGTTATTCGTGGTTCGAGTCCACGCGGGACTACAAAGGGAGATTAATATCTCCCTTTTTGTATATTTATACCATATGAAGTTTCTCGATATTTTATTGAAGGAAGGTAGAAAAGAAGACCTAAAGAAAAAATATTCCGACAAATACGACCAAGAAGACTTGGATTTTATATTGAGTATTTCCGATTTACAAGATTTCAATCACAAATATACAGATTGGGTTTTGAAACATCTACTGGAATATGCCGATGTTATCGAGGTGGCCGAGATAGCGGTACGCTTGGTCAAAGATTTTGACAAGTATCAAAAAAATTTGGAAAAAAAGGATATTAATCAATATCTCAGTATTGAAGAATTAGAAAAAGTTTTAGAATCTTTCAAAGGAAAAGAAAAGGAAAAAGAATTAGAAAGCCAAACTGAAAAAATTTACGAAGATGAAAACTTTTTGGTCTTAGTTCCAAAAACAATTGAGGCTTCTTGTAAATATGGCGCAGGAACAAAATGGTGTACAACAGTAAGAGATGCAGACCATTTCCAAAGATATACAAGAGGGAAACAAGGACTCTATTACATCATTAGAAAGAAAGGAAAACAAACTGAGCCACATTATAAAGTTGCAGTGCATTTTAATGATATTGGAAGTGAAAAATGGTGGGATGCAAAAGACCGACCTATGACCGATAGTTCCATCGAACTTTTCAAAGAATATTTTCCTCAACTATGGGAGGCAATATCAAAACATTATGAAGAAAATAAGAAAATTTCCCTAAAGGATTTAGATAGGATTTTCGAAGTCAAAGACCAATCTCTCGGCATTTACAAAAATTTTCACAATGTTGTAAATCAAGACTTAAAACTCCTAATTACAGGTTATGATGTAATTCCCAATATGGAAGGAAAGGCGATTGGTAATCTGAAAATTTATTTGAACGATGAAATACTCGATGAGTATGACGTTTTTGTAAATTACTCTTCTAGAGATAACAATAAGTGGAGTGCTTCAGTAGGTTTCAGTGAAGATTTTGACGAAGAACCAAAATACGATTTTAAACTTTGGGAAGGTTGGGGTTTTGACCTTACTATAAATTTGACGAGCGAATCAAGAATGGTCTTTGATAGGTTTGTACTTGATAGGGTTTCTAAGAAAATTCGGGAAGACCAAAATTTTGAAAAATATGTTAAAGGGATTACAGGTCCTGTATGGAAACCAAGAGTAAATTATGGATATACTTTTGGTAAGAACAAAGGTCTGATAAAAAAGTTGGTTAATTATTTGGATTCAGGTTACGACAATGGAACCAAGTTAGATTTTCTTGAATATATTGGAAAATTGAAAACTCGAGTTGTGAATGGAAAAAAAGAATACGCTCACTCTCATTCTGATGTTTATCATCCATCAAAACAATTCAGAGGACATTTTGCATCATTTTTTGCATCTGCGAAACACGCAGGAATAATTGATTACGTAAAAGAAGGTTCAAAATTTTTAATTAAACCAGGACCAAATTTTGAAGCCTTCAAGAAAGGTGAACTTAAGGCTCTTTAGATAACTTTCGAAAGTAGATATACAAACCAAAAAATAGCCCCGCAATACAATACAAAACGAAGTTCGCTTTCCATAAACTTCCTGTCAGTAATATGAGGGAATATTGAACGGCATCGAACCCAAATGGATTGAAAAACAATGCCAACATTAAAAAAACCTGTGAAAGGTTGTCTTGTAACGCACTTTTCCAAGTGCTTATTTTTCTCACCATCTGCCATTTATTACTATTTAATGTTTAGGTCCGAAGACTTATATTCATAGATAAATACTTTATCAATGAATTATAGAACGAGAAAGTTGATTAAACCCGGAGACCTTAATTCCCGGGGTACATTGTTTGGAGGTAGGGTTTTGGAGTGGATTGATGAAGAAGCTGCAATTTTTGCAATATGTCAACTAGACAACCCTAATATTGTTACTAAAGCAATGTCAGAAATAAACTTTGTATCTTCTGCAAAAGTTGGTGACGTCATTGAATTAGGAATGGAACTTGTTGAGGTAGGTAATACTTCAATCACCTTTAGTTGTGATGTAAGAAATAAAAAAACAAAAGTCTCAATTATTAGAATTGATAAAATTGTTTTTGTACATTTGGACGAATTTGGAAAACCTAAACCACACGGAAAAAAATAATTTATGCAAATAATTGCTCATCCAACTTTCACCGACCATAGAGGGTCCTATACGCCTATAGATACCAATTTATTAGATAAAAATTGGATTCAATGTTCAGTGAGTGTCAATGAAAAACCATTCACCTTCCGTGGATTACACTATCAAACTGAAAATCCCCAAACTAAATACGTAAAAGTAGTTAGAGGAAAAATTGTAGATTTCATGTTAGACTTAGAAACTCAAGAAGTTGATTTTGCAATATTAGATAGTGATAAAGCGGTTTTAATTCCTAACAACAAAGCCCACGGTTTTTTGACTTTGGAACCAAACACATTAGTGGTTTACATGATTGATGATGTTTACAATCAACAATGTGAAAAAAGTATAGTTTGGAATAAAGTTCCAAAAGTTAAAGAAGTTGTTGAGGCATATGTTGAGAATTTTGATAATTTTGTTATATCTGACAAAGATGCCATCGGAAAATGATTGATATAAAAAAAATATTGGAAGAAGATGGTCTTGTTCGTAAATTTGAGGGGTGTGCACCTGAGGGTTTCATATTAGTTCACGAAAAAACTTTAGAAGACTTAAAAGATTTTGACATTTGGAAAAGTTGGAAAAACAATGAAATATCTATCAAACATCTTAACAAGAATAATTTCGAAAATGAATAGGTTATTTTCGAAAAAAACAATTGTAACTAACGTTACTCATAAACAGTATCCCGATAGTCATAATTGGGAACAACATAACGACAACATTTCTTTTTGAAGAATCGGTGGTCATGTTGGTGTAACCGTCTGCAGCGGTGAAAGGAAGTCGACTCCGAGGTATTAATTCCACCAACCCCTGACCATCTTTTAAGCAGAAGTAGCTCATTTGGTAGAGCGACAGCCTTCCAAGCTGTAGGTAGCGGGTTCGACCCTCGTCTTCTGCTCTATGGAAAAAATAACAAAAAACCCCACATTTTTTGTGGACATTGATGGTACTATTGTTAAGTACAGAAAATTTAGTGAACTATCAACAGCAGTTCTAACTCCGATTCAGGATGTGATTGATTTTTTAAATAAATCATATGATGAAGGAGCCCACATTGTAATCACAACGGCTCGACCCCCACAATATGAACTTTTTACAAAACAAGAACTCGAAAAACTCGGAGTAAAATATCATCAGATGATTATGGGTATAGGTCGTGGTACTCGTGTTGTGTTAAACGACAAAGACCCTGAAATGCCAGAATTACCGAGGGCTTGGGGTATCAATTTCACCCGAGACAAAGGTTTACAAGATATAGAGATACCACTATTTATTAGTTCATATGAATCAATTTAAAGTATCTTATAAGAGACATCTTGCAAAAACCATAAGTTATAGAATTTTAAGTACCACCATTGGTTTTTTAGCTATGTGGTGGGCAACTGGTTCTATCAAATTAGGAGCCGCCTTTGGTGTCGCCGAACTTGTTTACAAACCAATTCAATACTATATACATGAAAGAATTTGGTATAAATTTATCAAGTTTGGTTTAGTCTCCAATCAGAAAAAAAACCAAAAAAAAGAAATATTGGATACCATCAAAGAACCCAAAAAACCTTTACCCACTCCTTCAGAGAAAAAGAAAGGGAAAAGATTGAGTTATACAAAACCGAAATAATAAAGTTTTTCCTTTTCGAAAATATTTATTTTATCATACAATGAAAAAAATACTTTCGGAAGTAAGCATCTTAGAACCTGTTCCAATTCCCTCGGGATTGAAATCAAATTTTGGAGAAAAAAGACCGGATGAAGTTCATCCCGGAGTTGACATTCCTGTGCCTGTTGGAACAAAGGTTTTAGCTCCTATGAATGGGGAAGTTGTGCTTGCGGACTTTAACTTCAATCCAAAATGTGGTGCTACTATAGATATAGATTATAAAAATGGATTTTGGAGTAGATTTTGTCACATGAGTAGAATTGATGTAAAACAGGGAGACAAGGTCGAACAAGGGCAAATTGTTGGATTGAGCGGTGGAAAAGTTGGTGAACCTGGGGCAGGAAAAACAACAGGACCCCACCTTCATTTCGCATTGAAAAAAAACAATAATTTAGTGGACCCTCTTAAATTTATCAATAAAGACTTTATTGAAGGTGACACAAACTCCGTTGAAAATGGTGGTGATGGTGATGAAGTAAAAAAAATTGTATCAAAGTTGGGTACGAAATCTCCACTTTCCTTTGATGAATATTTGAAAAATTTGGATACTGCTGAGGTTCAGAAATTGTTTCAAAAAAGTATTTTAGGTCCTTTTGCAGAAGAAGTAAAAAGAATAAAACAACTCATAAAATAAAAAAACCCATCATTTGATGGGTTTTTTTAACTCTCAGAAGAACTGAATTACTTTACTTCAGCTGGAGCTTCAACTTTTACAGTATCTACAACAAGTGCAGAATCAGCAACAACTGTAGAATCAACAGCAACCACAGCAGAATCAGCTTTCACTTCAGCCGACTCACCGTTTCCGTTACAAGCAACCATTGTAGATGCCAATAACATCAAAGCGAAAATTTTTTTCATTTTTTTTTGTTTTAGGTTAATGTTTTACAAACGTATCATTGATAAATATATCAAAAGGTTTTGAAAGAGTCAACATGCGGAGAGTATTGGATTCGAACCAATGGGTCAATTACTCGACCACAGTTTAGCAAACTGCTCCTTTAACCGCTCAGGCAACTCTCCTTGTATCTTGTAATAGACCATAATACCCGAAACTAATAAATTGAAGGTATAATTTATGATAAGAGGGACCTCGTTCAAATCAAAACCATATAATGTACACAGAACCTCTCCGATGAACCACATTAAGAGAAACCCCCAACCTAAATCACATCGTCCATTTTTGAGGGTTCTTATTAGCTCTGGTACACCACAGAACGTTAACATCAAACTTCCTACTAATCCAATTGTCATAACTTAAATATTCAAAGTGTAAAATTAATATATTTATTGGATATGCAGAAAAAAATTTTATTGTCCGAAGTTGAATTAATTTCTTTGGTAAAAAAAATTATTAACGAAATGGAGGGTAAATCCAAAATTTTGGATGTACCTCACTATCTGCAATCAGATGATAGTACCTGTGGGCCAGCTTCTCTCAGAATGATTTTTGCTTACTACGGAAAGTTTTATGATGAAGCATTAATCGCCCAAATCTGTGACCACACTTACGAAATGGGATGTAAGAGTGAAGATATGGTCTGTGCAGCAGAAACCTTGGGTTTCAATGTATTTTTGAAAAATAATTCTACAATTGATGAAATAATAAGTTATATCGATAGTGAAATCCCTGTTGTTGTAGATTGGTTCTGTGGGGACCCGCCTGAAGGACACTCTTCCGTTGTGATTGGGTATGACAACAAAAACTTATTTATTTTGGACCCTTTTTTAGAAGATATGAGAGTTGTAAACAAAGTTGATTTTACAAGGTGTTGGTTCGATTTTACTGAAGTACCAATATCACCTGAAAACATGTATGTTGGTCAAATAATTGTAATAACACCAGGAAACTTAGTTTAAGATTGTTCCAAGGAATCTCTTTCGTCTTCTACATCAATATCCGCATCGACTAAACTATCAAACTCGTCTTCTTTGGTTTCTTTTTTCTTTGATTTTTTCGCTTTGAGTTCCTCAATTTTTTTCTCAAGTTCTTTAATTTGTTTTTCCAAATCTTCAACACTCTCCATTTTTCTTTCAGTCATTTCGAATTCAGGGTCAACATCTTCTTCGATTACTGACCAATCAAATGTGTTATAACCAGCCCTCATGTGACTTTCGATTATGAACTCTTTTTCTTCGGAGGAAATTTTATTTCTTGACATGATTAATAATTTATTAATAAATATCCAAGAACCTAAACAGAGACAGACCTTGTGGACCCCCACGGGCTCGAACCGTGGACCTACTGATTATGAGTCAGTTGCTCTAACCTGCTGAGCTAGGGGTCCTTATAGGAAAGGAGAAGATGGTCGAGTGGACAACTCCTTTTATGATTGGCATTACTATGATGATTTCAACTCCGAATATACCACCACCATCATCAGGTTAACGTATATCCCTTCCCCAATCAACCTATTTGCACGTATGTTAGGACTCGAACCTAAAACAACTGGGTTTGGAAGCCAGTACTCTACCAATTGAGCTACACACGCGGGTAATCATTTAACCAAAAGATTTCCAAATTTACTATTTTTCAACAAATCATCAAAATCTTTATATCCTTGTTCTTGTGCGTGGATATCGTTTTTCTTTTTACGATATTCTTTGACTTTTTCAGGGTTTCTCATCTCTTCAACGTTTTCGAAACCGAGGTCTTTTGCACATTCATATTCACACCATTTGTGGGAACCAATTTCTATGTTTATCGGAAGGTCTGTTTCCAAAGATTCAATAAAATCCTCGAATTGACTTGCTGCAACAAACGGCATACAATAAGCGCCTTCACTAACAGCATATCCTGTATCTTCTTGTCGGTCAAATATTTCAACTCTTCCCATTCTATATCTTTCTCCAAGAAGAGAAAAAACACCATACCCAACAGTATGATAACTGAAACGACCAGGGTGACTGACACCGTGAATATCAACAAAATCAGGATTAACTTCCATATAATTTGCAAGCTTATCCACAAGAACTTCATCTGTAAGTTCTCCTGGGTCATCAACCCTTATGTTTTTCAAAAACCATGCTAGTCTATTTCTGTCAATTTTCATCTTTCAAGTTTTTTTATACATTCATCAATTTTATCTCTGAGTCTACCACCTTGTCCCCAATCTCCATCAACCTGTACATGTCTCCATTGTGGTATCTTCATCCATTTGAACTCGTTTGCTAAATTAAGGTCATCAATCGCAATCCAATTGGAAATCTTATTATCCTTTACCCACTTCACAATCTCTGCAGCTCTTTCCCAATCAATAGAGGGTCTACTCAATTTTGTCCATAAATCCTGATGAGTAGTTGTATCGATAAGGTGGTGACCTGACATACCATATCGTTCGAAGATAGTTTTCATTTGTCTGAAACTAAAATGTTTTTTCCAATCAGAACTCAAAACTAATTTAGCATTACTTTCGTCGAGAATTTTACGGAGAGCTTGGCAATCTTCTTCTACCCATGGATAAGGCATCTTGAATAGTTCGGAGCCACAGTTGAGCGTAACTTTTCCATCACCCCATGTTCCCCAAGATAAAGGACCATCAACATCTATGAAAATAATTTTCCGTCTCATGTGGAAGTAAGTGGATTCGAACCACTGGCATCTATCGTATCAGAATAGCGCTCTGACCAGCTGAGCTATACTTCCGTTGTGTGTGATTGGAGAGAATCGAACTCTCACATGAAGTACCACAAACTTCCGCCCTACCATTAGGCTACAACCACCGTGTTTGAGGTCAGAGTAGGAATCGAACCTACGTAGAAGGTTTTGCAGACCTCCGCCTAAGCCACTCGGCCACCCGACCTTGTTGTGGTAATCGTTGGTTACGCTCCAACTCCTCAGGATTTTCAGTCCTACGCTTCTACTAAGTTAGCTTGATTACCAGATGTACTCGGTACGGGATTCGAACCCGTGCAACCACCGTGAAAGGGTGGTGACCTAACCACTAGTCGAACCGAGCATGAAGCAAATTTACGACCAATATTTCATACCACAAAAAAAAAACCCCGAACCACTTGCGTAGTCCGAGGTTGTATATATAACTCTTCAGGAGTTTATTCTTTACCGAACTACGCATAGGTTAGTCTCCCAACAAATCTCTTGTTGTTGAACAAACTCTATATGATAGTTCGCATTTTTCATCTACAATAAATATATTCCTTTTTTAATAAATTGTCAATCAATTTTTTTGGGAATTCTAGCACCATGTTTGAAACCTTGAACGAAAAGTTCTATTTCGTTTTCGTTCATATTTTCATAATATTTAGAAACACAAAGTCCAATCTCATTTCCCAAATCAGACATATCTCCAATGTATTGAATTTGCAATGCTCTTTCTTTCAATTCATGAGTTATTGAAATCAAACTTACGGGTGAAAACAATCTTTCCATAGTTTAAAATTTTTCCTCATACAAAGTTTTTGATTCCGATTCTTCAACATTCATAGTATGGTTCAATTCAACTGTTTTGTTGTTCAAATCAAAAATAAAATATCCTTGTGAACCTTCATTAATTTCCCATCCACCGTGAAGACTTTGTAATTGCTCATAACACCAATCAGATACACTTGCAGGGACCGCACCTCCAGACTCAAAATAATCTTCAAGGTAACCACTATCACCAGAACCATTATATCTGAGTTGTAATTGACCATCGACCGGAATTATGTCTGGTTCGTTTTCCAATTCATTGAACATTTTGGTGATTGGGTTTTCATCCGAATCTTCATAATCATCTTCAGTCCACTCAGTAGAGGTGGAATCAGATTGGTCAAAATAGGAAATAAAATGTGAAGCCGTAATTGATTTTTGTATAGTATCAATTTCCATTTCTAACTTTTCATAATTCAAATCGTCTACATCGACATCCAAACCTTGGTTCTCATCAATGTGTTTGAGAATTTTATAACATATTTCGATTAACTCTTCAGGTATTTCTACATTGTAGGAATTTGAAAAAATTGTGACATTCTTTATCCGTTCAATATCCAAATCGCCGTAGTCCATATCAATTTCAATTTGACCCTCTCTTAAACCATTGGACCTTATATAGTTTGAAATTAAATTCAGAACTTTTTTATCTTCGGGAGTTAGTATTTCTTCCATTTTGAACCTTTACTAAATAAATATCAATCTTGGAACTCTAAGTTGACTGTTTTCAACATCCACTTTGGCCTTGTTCCATTCCCTATGTTTATAATCCATTCTTTTGCCGAAGGAATATAATCGTTACAGTCCTCTTTAACGTGTTGTTCTCCAACATATCTCGTATAAACGACTTTTCCATCACTGTTGACAAACTCCGTACCAAATTTTTGTTCCATTTCGAAAATACCTTCACTGTGGTGTCTGAAGGCTCTGTGTAAAGAATCTCCAATCCAACTTTTTGTTTCATCTAACCATTCGTGAAGATGAATGTAATCTTCAGGTTTTCCTCCAAATTTCTTTGCCGAAGATTTTGCGTGTAAGTTTGGATGTGCCATTTATAGAATTTTATCATTTCTTCTTCTTGCTTCTTCAGCTTCACGGTATAATTTTACCCATCTTAGATAAATGTCAACGGGAGCTAAAGCCCAACATATGATTAAAATTGCTAATGTATCCAAACCTGGACTAATACCCAATCCTCCTTCTCTAGATTCTCTAGTCCAACTTTTTATGAACATTAACACGCAATAAACTAAACAGATTAAGTAATAAGTTCCAAAAATTCCCATAATTTACGCTATTTGATTTTCATTCACAAACATAACCAGTACGTTCCGTTCACCCGAGGTAATTTTTGTTACTTCGTGAACTAATTCTACTGAAAAAATATAACAATTACCAATTATTTTATCAAATTTGTGAATTTCATTTTCTTTGTAACATATAAAATCACCTCCTTCAAATTCAGTGTTTAACAAAACACCAAGGGCATATTTTCTTCCGTGATACTTGTCCATATGTTTATTGAACCTATCACCCTCCTGATATGTTTGTAACCAAAATTCCTTAAAAAAATCTTTTGTGGGTTTGTGCCATTCAACTTTCAGGTTTGTTTCTTTTTCCACAAATGACAATAATATTCTCAATAGCCATTCATCCTCAAAAACATTAATAGAGACATACCCAAAGTTTTTGTCAGGTCCGGTTTCATATTCTTGAGATTGTGATTTATATTTTTTCAATACTAAATCACATTCATCTTTGGTCATTATGACTTCTTGTTTGAATAAAGACATGCCGAATAAAATTGAGCCAGAGACAGGAATCGAACCTGCGACCTACTGATTACAAATCAGTTGCTCTACCAAATGAGCTACTTCCGCTTGTGGCGTCCTCTCTTGGGCTCGAACCAAGGACCTAGTGATTAACAGTCACTCGCTCTAACCGACTGAGCTAAGAAGACATTTGTCGGGAAAGCAGGATTCGAACCTACGACCTCTTGGTCCCAAACCAAGCATACTACCGGACTGTACTATTTCCCGAACATTGAAATATAAAGCTAAATTATTAAAAATTTAAGATATACCGAAAAACTTTTTTCTTTTCTCAATATCACCCATAATTTTTTTTATCCTTTGAATTATGAATGTCACTTCGTTATCAAGTGATTGAGCTTTTGCTTCCAAACTTTGTATCATTGCTGGTCCCTCTCTTCTGAACTTACTTCTTTCAATCGCGGTGAGGTCGTCGTCATATTGTTTTGGTCTCCCTCTCCTTTTTGTTTCCATTTCAGGTTGAGGTTCTTGTGGAATTTGGGTGGTTGTTTTGACAGGTCTTACGGTTTTCAATATGTCTACACCCAACATATCAGGTTTAGGTTTGTTTTTTGAACCCATTGGTCTTCCTCTTTTTCCCATAACTTCAGGTTTACCATATCTTGTGATTTTATTCAAGATTATTGGAAAAGTTGAAATTACAGATTTAATGAAGGCAGAAGATTCTTTCGGGTCAAGTCTATGGAGAAATGTTTCCATCAAATCCAAATTGTCAACTAAGTCAGTAGAAGTTGGTGTTTTTTTGATTTTTGAACTTACCCACGTAGAAAATTGGTCCATGTTAGGTAAAGATTGGATTTTATCAGGATTTGCAAATAACTCGTCAAATAACCAATTTCCCATGTTGGAGGCAACCCAATCAAACTTTTCGTTCCCCATCATTCTCGCTTCAGACAACAAATCACTATAAAAGAGTAAAAACTTCATCCAATTTTATTTATAAATATGTTTGATTATGTAATATTTATGAATATGAAACAGGACCAAAATAATTGTCTTTTGGAATCTAAAATGATAAATGAGAAAGTCGGCATGTTGAGACGTGGAAAATCTCGAGCCATAAACAACTATTAAAACTTCAAATATACAAGGGTCGGAAATTACTGACCCTTTTTTGTTTTTTTGACATTAACAACTTATTTTTGTAAAAATTTTTTGTATGAGTCACGTGCTTGTTTTGAACTATGATTATACCCCTTTGAACGTCACTTCGGTTCAACGTGGTTTCATTCTTGTGGACAAAGGAAAAGCGGAAATTGTTAAATCCGATGAAAATCCAATTGTTTCAGGATACAAAACTTATGTGCGTCCAGTAATTATTCGGTTATTGAGATACATTAGACACTATACTCGTCAACTACGGGCAAACAGAAACAGAATATATAAAAGAGATGGCTATGAATGTGTTTATTGTGGTTCCTCCAAGGATTTGACTTTGGACCACGTTGTGCCCAAATCAAGAGGTGGAACAAATAATTGGACAAACCTCGTTACATCTTGTCAGAAATGTAATTTGAGAAAAGCTGATAGAACTCCTGAAGAAGCAAGAATGAGAATGAGGCATAGACCTTTTGCACCAACCTTAGTGAATGAAAATCATACCCTTTCCAAAATATGGAATGATTTTCAAAATTCATTTGTTTATTAAAAAAATTTATTAAAATTAATCTTATGATTTCCGATAAAAGTTTAAGAATTGCTTTTGTTGTTATTTGTCTAAGTTTTCTTGGGGTATTAATGATGTTAAACTCTAAACTTACAAAGTACCATCAAATGGCCATTGAATTGAACAAATTAAAAAATCAAAATGAATATCTCCAGAATAAAATAGACACCTTACACGATGAGTTGTTTCAAAAAGAAATTGAATTATTCAGAAGGGAAAGGGCGTATGAAATTTTTGAGGAAAGATATCCAATTGCCGCGTCGGAATTTAACGACATAATCGCAGATGAAACAGAATAAAAATGGAAAATAAAATAGATTTACAAGACGCTCTTGATGCGTCCATCATTTTCGCAAAAGCTTTGGGGTTCATACTTCAAGATAAACAAGGAATTATCGTTGATGTCCCCCAAGAATCGAAAGTTCATGAAATGATTCAAAAAGTCGTTGTTTTTAAATTTAACGACAGAGTTCACATATATAAGTGTGACGATGATTTGGTAGAGGGAACTGCAGTGCTTTTGGATACAGACGTTCCTGAACAACAAAATTAAAAAATTCAAAAATGAAAGTATTAGGCTTCTCAGTAGGTCATGATAAAGGTGCGGTAATAATTGAAAATGGTAAAGTTCTTGTGGGTATTACTCAAGAACGTTTGTCACGCATCAAACATGACGGTGCTTACCAAGGGGGACTAATCCCACTTGAGTCAATAAATTATTGTTTGAATGCATTAGGAATTTCACATCAAGACATCAACCTTTGGGTATATTCAACAACTGAAATAATTGATGATGCTCCCGAAAAATTTTTCAGAGTTTTTCCTAACTTGAAAAGAGAAAATTTATTGTTTATACCTCACCATTTAGCTCACGCTTATTCAACTTTTTTTAGTTCAGGATTTGATGAAGCAGCAGTAATTGTTGCAGACGCATCAGGGAGTGTAATATCTTACAAGAATACAACACACAAATGGTACGACCCAAAAAAATGGTCTTTAGACCCTAATCAAGATTGGGCAGAAGGAATATCAATTTATCATTTCAAAAAAAATTCTTACGAAGAGATTTACAAAAAGTGGATAAAATTTCCCACACCTTGGGCAACCAATGATGACGTCTCATTAGGTACAGTTTATGCTGAAGCAACTTTACAATTGGTTTACGAAGAAAAGACACATACTTGGAGTGCTGGAAAACTGATGGGTTTAGCCTCTTTTGCAGACCAAAGTATTGTTGACGAGGGTCCCAGCTTTGTGGAAGAATTAGAGGATGATATTAGAATTTATAACAATTTTATCTATCCGAAGGTTACTTGGAAATCTGACTTTTTTTCAAGAGCATGTGTCGCAGGTATGTACCAAAAAGGGCAAGAAAAATCCTCCCTAATATTGGCAAAATTAGCAAAAAAGTTTACCAATTCTGATAATGTTTGTGTTGCTGGCGGTTCTTTTTTGAATTGTAACTCCAATCAATTAATTTTAGAATCTGGTTTATATAAAAATTGTTTTTTCTTACCACCTTCTGATGACTCAGGAATACCTTTAGGTTGTGCGTGGTATGGATATCAACAAATTACCGATATCTCTGAAACTTCTTTGATTAACCCATATTTTGGTAAATCATACGAAAGGGGGGAAATTTTATTGGCACTCAATAATCATCCTGAAATTGAATTCAAAGAATATGAAAATTTCTCAGACCTTATAAATGAAGTTTCTCATTGGCTCACTCAGAATAGAGTTATAGGTTGGTTTCAAGGGGGTTCAGAAATCGGACCAAGAGCTTTAGGTAATAGGTCAATCATTGCTTCACCAATAACTAAATGGATGATTGGACATATCAATTCGGACATAAAAGGTAGAGAGTGGTACAGACCCTTCGCACCTGCCGTTTTATTCGAACATCAATCTGAAATTTTTGAATCTTCTGTTTATTCACCATTTATGCTCGTCACAACAGAGGTGAAAGAGGAATGGAGAGAAAAAATCCCATCAGTTGTTCACATTGATAACTCTGCGAGACACCAATCTGTGACACAAGAATCTAACCCCAAATTCTACGAATTAATTTCAAGTTTTTACGAAAGAACAGGGGTACCAGTCCTTTTGAACACAAGTTTCAACGGACCTTCCGAACCGATAGTTGAGACCCCTTCAGACGCGATAGCAACAACTATCAATAGAAAGTTAGATTATTTAGTCATAAATAATTTTTTAATCAAAAGACCTACATGAGTTTAATTTTTGGTTTTTATTGTGGTTCACATAGTGGTTGTTGTGCGGTTGTAAAAGACGGCGAAATAGTATCAGCATTAGAAGAAGAAAGAATGTCAAGAAAAAAAGCTGGTGACATACATGAGACCTCTGCACTTTTATCTACAAAGAAAATTGAAGAAACCACAGGTTATAAAGTTGAAAATTCAGATTACAGAGTTTTTGCCGCACCTGTTAGTGAAAAATATGTAAAAGAAATTACAGATTTAGATTACGAAAAATGTTCTCATCACGATGCTCATGCCTACGGAGCTTATTTCACAAGTGGTATGATGGGTAAAGTAATTACCATTACTTACGATGGAGGTGGAGAAAATACAGTAATGAAAATTTATTTATGTGAAGATGGAAAAATGCAACTTTTGAGACAATACCCATATAATTCTTGTGGTAGTTTGTCTCATTTGTGGGGTTTTAGCACGTCCTCTATTATGGGTTATGATGCATATAATGAAGGGATTTGGAGAATGTGTAAAGATGAAGGAAAACTTATGGGAATGGCAGCAGATGGTCATTTCGACCAAAAAATTTATGATGTTTTAAATTCCCTCATCAATTATAAAAATTTAAACTTCTATCCAACAACAACAGCGTGGAAAACAAAATTTGTTTGTGATATGATGTTCAAGGACGGTTATTTTTCTACAAAAGAAAAAAGAGAAATATACTGTTACAATCTTCAAAAACTTACTAACGACTTAATGTTACGTTTTATCGAAGACTTACATTTACTTTATCCTGATTACAAAAAATTTTGTTTTGCGGGTGGTTTATTTGCCAATGTAAAACTCAATCAACAGATAAACGAATTGGATTGGGTTGAAGAAATTTACGTAATTCCTCCTATGGGAGATGAGGGTTTAGCATTAGGTGCTTGCATAAAAAAGTCACATGAACTTGGTGAATGGCCATTACCTAAAAAACTCAAAAACGTATTGTTAGGACCCTCTTATACAAATGAAAAAATTTCAAATATTTCTAAAAACTACAATTTTTTCAAATCACCATATAATGTAGAGGAAATTGCTAAAGATTTGAATGAAGGTAAAATAATTGGTTGGTTCCAAGGAGGTTCTGAACACGGTCCAAGAGCTTTGGGGGCAAGAAGTATTTTAGTACGTCCCACAGATGTAGGAACACATGGTATTTTGAATCAAAGGTTAAATAGATACGAAACAATGCCTTTCGCACCCATCGTTTTGGAAGAAAAATTTGATGAAATTTTCACCTGTTCAAAATCAAAATATACATCAGAATTCATGACGTTATGTTATTCAACGAAAGAGGAATGGATAAGTGAAATTCCTGCCGTAATTCAAAAATCTGATAAAACTGCTAGACCACAAATTGTTGTCAAAGATAATTTACCTAAGTTTTGGGAAATTTTGAACGAGTATTATAAATTGTCAGGAATTCCTGTTTTATTGAATACATCTTTTAATTCTCACAACGAACCTATTATTGAAAATCCAAATCAAGCCTTCAGAGCTCTAAATAAAAAAATAATTGATAAATTAGTCATAGAGGATTATGTATATAGCACTGAATAATGAACGTATAATTTATAATTTCGATAAAGGTATTCTTGTTAGAATGTCAGGTCCTGACGAATCTTACTACGTCGAAGTCAAAGAGTATCTTCAAAATGATGAAACTCCATACACAGTAGAGTCTTATCCTATATCTCCCAAAAAATCTTTTTGTCCATATTTCAAACTACCTATAGAATTTTATGGTGATTGGGAAATTCTTATATACAAATATGTTCCTGAACACGGTATGAACAGGATTTTTTCACACCGATTCAATGATTACGGTAAATTAGTTCGATTTATTTTGAAAACCGAAAGTTATGAGGAATGCAAACTTTGGGTAAAAAGAGTTCAAGAATATGTTAGAATCCATGGTTGTACTCCAATTGTAGAAACTCCTTTCGATGACATAAATAAATCTTTTATCACTTACTATAACATTCCATACATAGATGTATATAAAACGTATAACATCGGAAGATTTCCAAAAGACAGCACTGACTTTAGAACTTTAGACACCAGAAAAAAAGATTTAATTTGGTTTGGTAATTGGAAGACTTTTTGGTCTTATCAACACCCGAGAAAATGGACCGAACTTTCGTCTCAAGAAATTGCTGATGATATTTTGGGATTGTCATAAATAATTTCTATTTTTGTGAAAAATCACAAATATGGAAATTGGAAAAGAATTTCAGAACTACTACGTTAAACACCTCGGTAAAAACTCTCTCGATTTACATTATGAAGGTTTGAAGATTGAATCTTCAATGACACCCTACATTTTAGAAGAAAGAGAATTACGTGTTACTCAAATGGACATTTTCTCTCGTTTGATGAGAGACCGACTTTTATGGGTTGCGGGACCCGTTGATGACCGTATGTCCACAATTGTTCAAGCACAATTGATGTTTTTGGACTCTTCCGATAAATCTGATATAACTATGCATATCGACTCACCCGGTGGTAGTGTTAAATCAGGTCTTTCTATGGTTGACGTGATGCAATATATTTCATGCGATATCAGAACAGTAAACACAGGTATGGCGGCATCTATGGGTTCGGTTCTTTTAGGCGCCGGAACAAAAGGTAAACGTTCTTCTTTGAGATTTTCAAAGACCATGTTACACCAAACTTCAGGTGGTGCTGGTGGAAATATTCAAGACGCTCGTATAAACTTCATAGAGTGGGAAAAAACGAATAAAATTTTATTCGAGTTGTTAGGTGAGTTCTGTGGAAAAACGTCCGAACAAGTCACAGAAGACGCCTCAAGAGATTTCTGGTTAACAGCAGAAGAATCTGTGGAATACGGAATAATCGATGAAGTAGTTAAAACAAAAAAGAAGGGTAAATAACCCTTCTTTTTTTTAGATTTTAGAACACCCCCTTTTTGTTCTTTTCTTTTATATTGATGATTAAAGTGCGTTCATTCTAACCATCAAATTTTTTGCATTTTCTGTAAATTTTTCATAAAGCCTACAAACTTCAGATTCTATTTTTGTTTGTAAATTTTTCCTGAACATTTCGTCGTCAACAGCATCCATCAAAGCAGATTGTAAAACATTCATACCTGATTTTTTTTCATTGTCCAATTTTTTTGCATACTCTTCACTGATGATGTCGGTCAAAAATTTCGAAAAATCTAAACAACTATCCATACTCGCAATCAATTGTTCTGTTTTTGATTGTAAATTATCCATGATTTTACCTTTCAAATCCTCGTCCAAAGAAATCTTTGTGAAAATCATATTGAATAATGGTTCAGAAATTGAACCTATTGATGACTCAAAAGATTTTCCGTAAATACCTTTGAACAAACTACCTAAAGTCTCGGTCATCAAGGTAGATTTTTGAATTTCACGAATTTCTTTTAGAGTTTTGAAACCTGTTTTAACTTTTTTTTGTTGGTTTAGTTTTTCAAACTTATCAAATCCTTCAAACACCATGTTAATTCTCGACTCGAATATTTTCTTTTCAATTTTCTTGGTTTCTTTTACTTGTTTGAATTCTTTTAATGTTTTTTTTATTAACTTGGATATGTTTTCATTTTCAACCAATCTAAAAAATTTCAATCTTGTATCAGCAGGGTTAATTGATTTGAGTTCATTAAATATTTTTTCAAATCTTTGATTAATACCTGGAATTTTACTCAGAAATAATTTTCTTTTCACTTCGGGCTTAATCAAACAGGCTTGAGCATTTTTTCTCAATCTATCAATAACTGTAGTATCTAATGTGGCGCCACCTTTACTTACAGCTAAATAATTTTCATAAAGTTCTCTGAAAGTGTTAACACAATCTATACCACTTTGTTCTTCTCTACTTGCACGTAGTCTTTCAATATCGGATTGAACTCTAACAGATTTATCACCAAGACTTGGGCATTCCCATTCAAAAAATTCTGAGGGATTTTTTTCATCCACAATTCTTTGAGGATTTGCATGTACATAATAAGTCTTACCAGACTTTTTTCCTATGGCTTTTAACACAAATTCACCATTTTTATCTTGAATTGGTGTAGGGTCTATTCTAAGACCCTTTGGAGCCAAAGCTTCGGTAAATTGCCTGAAACAACCTAATTCCATAGCTTTTTTCAAAAACTCCGCGTTTGGGTCATTAATGTTTTGTTCTGAAATATTTTTTTTCTTAGTCATCATGAACGTTTTATATAAAATAAATATCTTATTTATGCACCTCTTCCTTTACTATCCTTTTTCAATGCAATGTAAGTATTGTGATTGATAGTACCGGTTTTTGTAATACCATTCATTTCTTGATATTCCTCAATCGCTGATTTCATAATTGGTCCAAAAATATCATCAGTTCTTTCGGGAAGGTTATTTTGTTTCAATTTTCTAAAATAAATTACTTTCAGAACAGGGTTATTTTGAAAATTTTGTATTTCAGGACATTTCATACAAACTTTATATTCCAAGTTTTTATTTACATAATCAACAAAACTTGGACAACTAATCATGCTCTTACAAGCGGAGATTGGTTGATTTGATTTTTCATTACCTTCTTGGTCGGATGATGATTGGATTTTCGATTCTTTTTCATTCATACCGAAAACAGCTTTCCTTCCATCATCATAATCTAATTTATACCCACCGCCTTCAAGACAACTCCATTTACCAGATTGTCCTGGTATATTTTGGTTGGTATCAAAACTTCTAAGAACGAATTTACCATCTTCAAAGTAAACAAATATTGTTTTTTTACCATCAATTTTATAAGTACTAAACTCATAAAAATAATCAGGTCCAGTACCTGTGCCACCACGAAGTAACTTATAATAACCCCAATTTTCATTGTATTTATTGATACAACCCCAAATATTTTCTTCAGCATCTCTTGCCTCACCTTCAGCATTTAAATATGCCCAAAACTTTCCACCTTCTTCTTTAACCCATTTACCCGCTTTCTTGAGTGCTTCCCAAGCGGCTTTTGGAACCTCCCTCCAAGTCCACTCTCCATCTTCTTCCTTTTCTTTATCCTCCTCAGGACTAACCTCAGAGTCATTTTTGGTGAAATTATATGATGCTAATTTCAATTCTTTATTCATTGCACTTGCAACAACCTCTACATTTATCTGAATTATATTCCCTTTACCGTCATCTATAAAATTAAATCTAGTTTCTCCCCAAGATTTTTTATCTACGTATACATCACCAACTTTGTTTGTGAGGTTTCCTTTGATTTCAGGGTCGATTTTCTTATTAATGACCGGAATTGTAATATCTTTGTCAGATTTTAAAATATAACTCAAGTTACCTGATATGTCTGTAATTGAAAGTTTGGCTTTCCCATCAACATAATTTCCTGAAAACTTGGATTTTTGAGCTTCACAGAATTCCTTTGGTGCAAATGTCAAATCACATCCAAACGAAAAATAAAAATTTGCTAAAGTGTATTTTTTTGGGTCTAAAAAAAATTCACCTGACTTTTTTTTTGTTGTGGTCAAAGCATTGTATAAATCTTTTACACCTTGGTCCGCAGAAAAAAATCTTTTGTAAAAATCAGTAAATGAATACTTTTTATCTAAAAAAGGGTTCCCTTTACTTGTCTCCGTTGACAACAAAGTCGTGTAAAGTTTATTTCTTTGTATGTTATAGTCTATTGCCACAATTCATATTATTTTGAACTATTACTTATTTCCAGAACCTCCTTGTTGCATCAGATTATCCAATCCATCTGTTTCATCTTTTTTTCCACTCCTAAGTCCATAATCTATGAAACCTTGAATTATTGATTCTAAAAATAAAAGAAAATTAGCCGCGACGTTGAAATAGGGAACAAAATTCACGCTTAATTTAGCCAACAACGCTGGGAACCAATTCAATCCGAAGTGTCCTCTCCAATTAATATCTTCTTTGAAATCATATATAGCTCTGATTACGTCAGAGATTATTGTAGAAATCGTTAAAGCTATGTTTAACCCCAAAGTTTTTTTCATTATTTCTTTGTATCCATAAAGTTTAAGATTAGGGTTATCAAATAATTTGAACGAATTTGCAAAATCAGACCAAATCCCTCCTCTATACATTTCTTTCTGGACTTTTATTAAAATTTCCCTTTGTTGTTCTCTTGGTAGAGTTTGAAACTCTTGCAAAATTCTTTTTGAGTCTACTTCCAATCTGCTTATTTGAGGTATTTTTGCTTTTACTTGAGCAACAACCTCTGTTAAAAAATCATCCACTTGGTCGGCTGGAATTTTGGGTAAATTAAGAGTTTTTAATCTTTTTGAAAACCAAGAAACTACAGCTTGCTCTGCTGAAGCCCCTTCCGCCATCAAAGTTGCCAAATCCATACTTGTAGGTGTCAATTCTTGAGGTTTGGGAGGTTTCGGTCCATCAACTGGCTTTGGTTTGGTTTTGGAAGTCCCGAGTTTTGGGTTAGCAGGAAAACCTCCCCTTGGTTCACCCCAATCCTCACCGGCTCTTTTCATTAAACTTTTGATATTGTTGGTAGAAACCCCTTGGAGTGCTAACTCATCAACTAATTCATCGAAAGTTTTAGCATTAAACATTGCCTTGGTCATACCTGGAATCAACTCTTGATATATTGAAATAATCAATGGTTTCAACGCAGTGCTTTTAGAACCTAATAGTTTCGAAACTCCTTTAGCACTAAGATTACTAAGTTCTTCTCCTGTGACTGCCAATATTTCTCTTTCCAAACCCGCTCCGAGTCTTTTTATTATTGTCAAAAGTGGGTTGCCAGTGGCTTCATTTAATAAAGATAATCCCATTAATTCGTTAATTCTATTAACCTCTGATAATAATACTTTCTTCATTTCTTTTCTTTATAAATATAAGGTCAGTTGTTAGTTTTATTTTTACTAATTATTTTCCTCCCAGAAGTTGTTTTTGAGATTTTTCAGTTCTTCAGGAGTCAAGGACCTTTTTTCTCCAGTGCTTATCATCTCTTTAGTTTTCGAAAGAGTTTTTTCTAATTCTTGTTTCAGTACAAAAGGGGTTGAACCTGCAAGAATTAAACCAGTGGTACCTAAATCAATACCAAATCTTGTAAGATTTGGATTTTTTTGCCACCATTTAGCCAGCTCAGGCATTGGTAATTTTTTTTCACTTATGAGTTTGTTCACAGAATTAACAACATCTTTAGCATTCCATGTACCTCTTTTCAATCCCTCTTCATAAACTTTCCAAATGTTTTCATCAAGAAGTTTTAAAAACTGTTTTGGCTCTTGAGACATCACTCCTCTGACTAATATTTTTTCCTTATCACTCAACCTTTTGTAAATTGCTTTCACTTCCGCCTCAGTCTCAGCTCTTGCGAATTTTGAACTTACAGCTTTAACTTCCTGAGATGAAAATCTTCCCAACCCTTTTACTGAATACGAAAGGAAAGGGGCAAAAGCTAAAAGGGTTGAAATTATCGCACCCAATCCGTCTCCTTCTACTAAAGCATTACCTGCCACAACTAAATCTATTGCCGCAGATAATAATAAACCTTGCATACCAGGAATTAAAGCTGCCGCAGCAATCGATAACAAGGTTAATGTCCACCCACTCCATAAATCCCACCATGTTTCCTCCTCCTTAAGGTATATTTTTGGAAGTTCCTCATCGAAGTAATTTTGTTGTATAAATGGTTGATTGTTTTCATCAAAAAACCAATCGAATTTCCAGTACCCATCTTCATTTCTGACTAGGGTTAATTTGTACCATTTTTCGTCGGGGGTGACAAATGTTCTCAAAGTTCCAGGTTGAACTTTTGGTAATTGGAAATCTTTTGGAATTTGATTGGCATACTGTGTTCCTTCCCATCCCTTGAAAAAAACTTTTCTCAAATCCTCAACCCCTTCAAAAAATGAAACCCTACTCTTAATTGGTAAAATTATCGTTTTATCATTATCGTGTGAGTTTGGATAGGGAATATCATAAATTTCAAATCTTTCATCAAAAGATGATTTCAAGTTATTCTGTCTAGTTTTCTCTAGTTCAGATTGAGTAATTTTGTCTTCCATTTTTTTTACTTGTTCAGGTGAGGTACCAACACCACCAAATCCACCCTGTTCAAATAATTTTGATAGACTTTTTTTTTCTCCGAAGTAGTTTCTTTGAGTCAAAAAAGAAATATTTTCTCCTTTACTGATATTTTGGATATTTTTTTTCATTAAGCAGTTCCTAACTTATTTGCAACGCCTCTTTTAGGACCTCCGTGTATTGAAGCCCAATACTGTCCCTTTTTTGGTAAACTGTTTGCAACACCTCTTGTCGGTCCACCAACTGTGTCTGCCCATTTTGACGGGTTATTTCCTTTTCCACCACCGGCTCCTCCGGCTTCATCTTGTTCGTCCATCTCCTTTTTTTCTGATGTGGTGTATTTCCTAAAAAAATCTATAAGAAAATCAGTATTAAGATTCATACCTATAATTATTTTGAAAAATGAAATAGTTTTTTTATTTTTTTCAAATGAGACACCTAATTTTCTCTTTACTTATTATTCTACTAAGTTCTTGTGAAAGGTATGCTTTACCTATTTCAGATTTAACACTTAGTGGAAAATATAAACTTACCCTTTTGGATGTTACCTCTGTTGACCAAAACGTTTCAAAAGATTCACTTTATCGGACAGGTTCTGTCTACTTGAATCCAACTTTACCAAAACCATTTGATAGTATTGTTTTGAATCGATTTTATATTCACTTAGATTACTCAACGCTCAGAATGAATCTTTTGGGTGTTAGCTCGTCTGGAAATGACATTTGGGAATATGGTTCATCTCCAAATTTTATCTTTTATAGAGTTCTTAATAACACCACGTACAATCACGGTTATTTACAATTCGACTATGAAAATCAAACAGGTTCCAAAACCCTAACTTTTCATATTGAAGAAGATGGAATTGAGACCTTACAACTCCAAAGTACAGGTAGTTGGGCAAGAGGAAAATTTGGTGAAAAACAAGTCCTTACATTCGTTTGGACAAGAGTTGGTCCTTAATAAAAATCCGCAGCTGGTAATGAATGAGGGTTAACCGTATAATATTCATTCAAGAATGTTATAAGTTCATCTTCATCAAGTTCAATTTTTACTTCCTCGACTTCATCGTTTTCGAATTCGTCGTCGAAAAAATCAAAGCTTTCGGTGACTAAATCAAAACCATAATCTTCAATAACCGAGCCTTCAATGTTGTCAGTTCTCAAAACTTCATCATTGTCCTCAATAGTTCTGAAAGAAACCTCCAACATATTGGAGTCGGGATTTAAAAAATATGATACTATCTCTTTGATTTCCATTTCAATTAATTTATATAGAAATATTATAAAATGTATGAAAAGTCAAAAAAATTTTAATTTGATTTCATAAATTTTTGCATTAGTTTTATCAAAAAGATTGATATGAGATTCAATTCCCTAACTATAGATGATTTTTATGAAAACCCAATGGAGGTCAGAGATTTTGCGCTTAAACAAGAATTCAAAGTTCGTGGAAACTACCCTGGTCAAAGAACCAAGTCGTTTCTCAATCCTGCTTTGAAAAAAAGATTAAGAGACATTCTATACCCCTTTGCTGGTGAAATCACATATTGGGGTAGTGATGACCCAGAAAATAATTATACAGGTTCTTTTCAATACACAGTCGCCGCTGATAGGTCTTGGATACATGCCGATTCTACAACGGATTGGGCCGCGGTTCTTTATCTAACACCCGATGCACCATTAAGTTCAGGTACAGGAATTTTCAGACACAAGGCAACAGGATGGATGCATTATGACTATAAAAGAGAAAATGAGCCAGGATATAAAGAGCTAGCACCTCCAGGTTTTGACTGTCAGGATATGACCAAGTGGGACTTGGTTGACAGAATTGGAAATGTATTCAATAGAATGATTATGTATCGTGCCGACAATTACCACGTATCACTAGATTATTTCGGAAGAGATATGTTTGACGGAAGACTATTCCAAGTGTTTTTCTTCAACACTGAACGTTAGTCAAAATGTGAATTCAAAATGAATTTTGGATTGAGTTCCATTATCAATTCTATCAAATAATCAGAGCAGTAACATTTCTGAGGTGAAGAACCAACCATCATAAAACGATTGAATGTAATGAATAATGGTGAAAATTTCTGTTCTTTGGTTATGTAAAACTTATCATTGAAATTTCTTTGATACAAGAAATTTTCTTTGAAACCTAAATCGAGTAAAAAATCCATGCTTTCCTCTGTGTAGGATTCAAAGTAAGGAATATCTATGGAGTTGAAGATGTATTTTATTGTATGGGTGATTTGACTCAATCCTCCTGTGTAATTATCGAAATAGGAACATAATTCATGTTGACCAGCACATTGATTTTTTTTTAAGAAATGCCAAATGAAAAATTCATTTTCTCTAGCAACTCTATGGAAGTCTTTTATTGTAATAACTTCTCTCGGAACTTTATTATCTGAAATTTGCACCACAAAACCAATTTACTAAAGATTTCCTAACACCACCATTCAATGGGGTAACTCGGTGAAGAAGAAACGATGGAAAAAAACAAAGGGTTCCTAAACCTTTTGGAACTGTCAAAATATTTCCTCCTGGGTTCATTTGTAAATCACCACCTTCATACTCACCTGGGTCAGAAAGTTGTAGAACACAAGATATTTTTCTGTTTGAAATACCCGGACCTAAATCAGCGTGCCAGTCATAGTGACCACCATCTCCGTAATAAACAGTGTATTGAAAACCGTCCTGATATCCCCATATATCAAAGTTCCACATATTTTTATTTGCAATCTTACAAAGGTCTGCCATTTTTTCAAATAACCACCTTGTATCATCGTTATCTCCTATCCACGCAATCTCACTCTTTCTGTAATCTGAAACGTGTTCATCATAGTCGGCAACAGTAGTGCCAGACATTTTGGGTAATGCATCACCTAATCTTCTTATTTCTATCAGTTCATCTTTTGTGAAAGCGTCTGTAAAATAGTAATAATTCAAGTGGTTCATAGTTCCACGATGTTCGTTTAGAAAATATCTTGATAGTGACATTTGAAAAAATTTTTATATCTTAATTATAAGAAAAAAGAAACTGATTTCAACAAATATGATTAGTCAACTAAAAAAAAATAAAATTGTTGAGGTAATCAATCTCACTGAAGATTTGGAAATACTCAAACATCATCTAAAAAATGTTTATAAAGACCTTTATCACATAATCATAACAACACCAAATAGTTTTTCAGAAATTAATAGATTAAAAAAAATTTGCTCTGAATGGATAGATAAAATTACGATTATTGAAACGGACAATAACGACACTTGGCTATCAGTAAACTCCCAAAGTTTATTTGATATTTTTTCTGAGTTATTATTGGATTTTGAAGATATAATTTGTTTTTCCGAAGCATCAGAAGTCCCAGATTTTCGAATTTTTGAAAAGGTTTCTGAACACTTAAAGTTTGAACCTGTTATTTTAAGAATGACAGATTTTGTTTTTAACACCAAAATTTATTGTAAAAATAGACACATGGGTAGTATTTGTGTTTCATATTCAAATTTACTTAAAAACAATAATCTTGTTACAGAAATTCGTCAGGTCAAGAAAAATATAATTGGAGATAGTTTTTATGTTGTTGATAATGGAAACAATTTTAGTTTTTTCTTAGAAAAATCCAAAATTTTAGATTACTTCCACACAAAAAACTTAGATGTTGATGAAAATGAATTTGATAATTGTATCTCAAATAACTTCCACCCCAATTTCTTCGAAAATAAGAAAAAAAGTTATTTCACAGATTATGAAGGAGATATATCTTTCGACGTCTCAAATCTCAAAGAATTCTTTTTTCATGAAAATACTGAAAAAAAGATTTTAATTATTTTGAACGTATATCAAAAAAAAGTACTTAGTGAGTGGTGCGAACCATATCAAAGAGTTTTAAATTTCAATTTTACTGAAGATTATAGATTTTCAGAATTGTCTTTGGAAAATAACTTGGAGACCTACAATATTTTTTTACCAAAGTACCAACTTTATCAACGGAATAATTTGGAGGACTTTTGGATTACATATAAAGTGAATGAACTCAAAAGATTATTGAAAAACTCAAATTTAATGAATAATCGACTTGTAGATTTGATTGTTTTCAAAGATGATATTGAATCCGAATCAAAAATGACATTTTCTTTTGAAGAATTGAAAAAATTTTCTTTTGAGAACGTTTTTACTGAAATCTTTTGAACCTCTCGAACATTTCAAGAATTTTACCTTGCTGTTTTTCTAGCTTTTCTTTCACATCTTCATTCAAGTGTGCAAATTCATCTTCACCTGTATGTGCGGTTATTTCTTCCCAAGACTTGTCTTCAGGATTGAACTTTGTAAGGTCTAAATTAAGTTCGTTAGGTTCCAAATCTTCCTCCCAATAAACATCTTCATCTTCTGACTCATAACCTTCTTCACTTAATTGTTCTCCACCCCAGCTATGAGTTTGGTATGGACCTGCTTTACCAGGACCCGTGCTAACGAACGCGTATGGTTTTTCTGCCGCCCCATATATTCCTTGTACACCAGAAACATCTTGTTCATCTACTTCTTCAGTCCATGCTGATTCCATTTTTTCCCAACATTCTTCACACTCACCCTCTTCGTTCATCGGATACGCATCTCCTCCATTATCAGGTCCACCTGACATGAAGTCATAAGCTTTCCAAGACTGTTTTTCATCCAAATCCATATCATCTGCTGGTTCTGTGTAAGTATCCTCAATTGGACCATCCGTTTCAAAATCAAAAGCTGGGTCAATATCGGCCTCAAAATCTGGAGAATTTCCACCGCCAGTGTAACTGCCTTCATTCACATCTTTTTGTCTTAGAGTTCCACCATCCCCGACAGGTCCATTGGATTTAAAATCATAAGGAGGTTCAATTTCGTTGTAATGTTTTCCATATGACAAAGGAGCATTTGATGTTGCAGTTTCCTCGTTTTTTATATCTTTCATATGGTGCATTTTTTCAAAAGTACCGTAATCATTTCCACCACCTTCTACATAATCGAAATCGTCTGATGGATTTAAATCTTCCTGATGATAAATGTCAGATAATTTGCCTGTTTTATATTCCTTGATGTCCAGTTTTTTTAACATGGATTTATCCAAATAGAAATCGAGTTCTTGGGCTTTCCTCTTAAAAGCATTAATTATTCTATCTTTATAAACGTCTAAAAGGTCATCATTAGTGTCCAAAATATTTTCGAACATTTTCAAAGTACTTTTGAGTTGCTCTTCGTTTTTTGAACCTTTGATTGATGATATAATTTTATCAACCGCTTCCGCCGTGTAAGGTTTTTTAGAGTCTTTTTGTTTACCATAGACAAATTCCTTAGCTTTCTTAACCCCTTTTTTTATAACCTTTTCTATATCAACTTTTTCGTTCATTTGTCCACCCCAACCACATTCAGAACATTCACCTTCATTCATCGTTCCTCCACATTGTTCACAAGTATCCATAACATGTGACTCATTGATTCTATAATCAGTATAAGGTTTTACAGTACCATCATTTGTGATAGTTGCACCCAACTTATCTTTTGCAAAGTCTTGAACATAAAGGGGTTGTGTGTTATTAACTTTTGGTTGCATTGTTTGGTAACCATTATAAACCTCTTTGTGTTTGGATAAGATATTTTCTTTCTCCTCATTTGACATTTGTCCTAAACTCCAATACTGCATAGTAATTTTTCTTTATAAATAGTTTAATTTTTACATTTGAGTTGACTTTGGCGTTTTAAAACGATAGAATTAATTAGACAAGTGAACCTCTCAATTTTTGATAGTATCTTGGTAATTTACTATTCGCCAAAAATTTTTATGAGTTCACTTGTTTTTTTTATGCTCTTTTTTTCTTAAATTTACAATACAAAAACAAACAAATGCACACACTAGTATTCAACACAACCGAAAAAACAGTTAAGGTACTTGATGGACCTGTTGGTGACTCAAAAATTATTTCCAACTTCGGGTCTGTACCGACCGTAAAAGTAGATGATAGAGGTTATTATGAAGTTTTACAGGAACTACCTGAAGTTGGTAGATTACCTGTTGCAAGACTTCCAATTGCAAACACCGTAATGTTTATTGAAAAATGACAAAAGAAAATTATATCGACCTAATTCGTGAACATAATGTTCATAGTGTCTTATTAAATCAGGAGGGTTTAGTTGATGCCATGCAGAAATGTTATGAAAAGGGAAAATATGATGGTCAAGACGAGCTTCTCGAATGGTTATCCAAAATGGATTACCTTTCTGACAACATAAACTATATGATTCAAGAATGGAAAAATCAAAAAAAATGACTAACGAAGAAATTGTGGACGAGCTTCTTCATGAAGCAGAAAAATTAAGAGTAAGAGAAGAAGTTTTAGAAAATGCAAGACGTATTTTGGAACTCAACCCCAAAATGGATAGAGTGGAGGCTTATAGACTTTCGATGGATAACGTTAAACTTCATGCTGGATTAAATTATCAAAGTGAATAATATAGACAAACAATATCGACGACTTCTACAAGATATTATTGACTACGGAGTAGAAAAGACGGACAGAACCGGTACTGGTACAAAGTCTATCTTCGGTTACACGATTAGACACAATATGAAAGAAGGTTTTCCTCTTCTGACAACAAAAAAAATGGCTTGGAAAACTTTGGTTACCGAATTGTTATGGTTTTTACGTGGTGATACCAATATCAAATATCTTGTTGATAATGATTGTCATATTTGGGACGGGGACGCTTATAAAAATTATTCTAATCATTTTGTTGGACACGAAGACATTCCAACAAAAGAATGGTTCATCAATGAGATAAAAACAAATGATGAATTTGCAAAAAAGTGGGGTGAATTGGGACCTATATATGGTAAACAGTGGAGAAAATGGCAGGGTTGGATGGATTTACACGATAACGATAGGCGAGGTTCGATTTGGTATGACCAAATTCAGACATTAATCTATCAATTGAAAACTAATCCTGATTCAAGAAGACTAATGGTTTCTGCGTGGAATGTCGCCGAACTTGATGAAATGGTTTTACCTCCATGTCACTACGGATTTCAAGTTTATACAAGAGAGCTATCGGTTGAAGAGAGGGTTGCTGAATATGAAAAAAGGGGATATATCAAAAATATCGACCCTTTGGATTACGCACCATCAAGAGCAATTTCTTTAATGTGGAATCAACGTTCAGTGGATACATTCTTAGGTTTACCTTTCAATATCGCATCTTACGGACTTTTACTTTCACTAATCGCTAAGGAAGTTAACATGGTCCCTGACCAACTAATAGGAAACTTAGGCGACGTTCATCTATATTTGAACCATATTGAACAGGCAAAACAACAAATTGGTCGTGAATTAGGTTATGAAGAAAGATATCACATTTGGTTTGCAAACAACTACGAAACAGGTTTTGAATATAATGAATCAGAAAAAGTTGATTTCGATAACCCATATTGGACACCAACACCAAAAACAACAAGAGAACCTTACTCTTTACCCAAAATCTCATTGAATTTTGAATATCAATATCAAGAGGGATATAAAATCTTATGGGATAAAATCAATGTCTCACAAATTGAACTTATCAATTATAAATCACACCCACCAATAAAAGCACCACTGAGTAATTAAAAGGTGTTGATATACATAACAAGTATATCTTTTGCAAATTGTCTTGCTAATTGGTTTAGTTTGTTTTCGTCTTCCAAATCAATGTTTTGTTCCTTTGCAAAACTAACTAATCCTGAAACAAGTTTGTCCCTTGATTGGTCGGCAATATCCAACAACTCCTGAAAATTTTCATCGTCCTCTTTTCCTTCACCATAATATCTTTCAATGTGGTCTTTTCCCGCATAGATAAGAGGTGATGAGCCGTACATATTTGTAATCCCTGATTCTCTTAATTTTAATAAAAACTCTCTGAAAAAGTCCAAATCGAAATGTTTGAATAATGATTTGTTTTTTTTGAATAATTCCATCATCGGGTCAAAAGATTTTTCCTCTCGGATTTCTTGTTCGAGTTTTTTCCAAGTGTCTGTATCTGTTAGTAAAGGTAATTTTGAACCATTTTCCCATTCAACTTTATACAAAAACCCATCCTTCACAAATGGGTCAATACTTTTATTTGTAACAACACCCTTTGTACCAGGCGGCACACTCATTTCACCCTCCATGTGGTAACAAACAACCTTATCACCAACATTCAATTCAGGATTAAGACCTTTACTCATACTAAATAAATATACGAGGTATTTATTGAATATGAATTTTTTAATCACCGAAGGGCAACTAAAAATTTTGATGAACGAGGGATACAAAAGTTTTTTTGCGGAAAACATGAGAATTCTAAACGCGTTCACCAATAGTTTGATTAATAAGGTAAAAAGAAAATTTGCATTAAATTTAAAGTTACTTTCAACTTGGGGAACCTCTGTGGGTGGTTTGGTGTTACCTTTGGATGAATATATAAGAACTAATGAGTTCAAAGTTGATGAAAATCAGGCAGCTCTCATATTATTAGGTGTTGTATCAATCATATATTTCGACAATAAATCTTTATTTGAAAAGATATATTCCAAAATAAAAGAAGAAGGATTAGAACAAATTTTTCTGAAAGTTTATACGAAAGGTCTAAAATTAAGAGAAGCTTTCTTAGGTTTTTTAAATTCTCTACAACTATCTATTACAAGTATTTCAGAACTAATAAGTTATTCTTTTTTAATTCCAATAATTCTTGATATTCAAAATTTGGTTCGGAGCTCGGGTGATTTTGAAAAGACAGCCGAAAACATAACTGAAAGAATTGTAGCTTCAGGATTGGTTTTAGTAAGTGCCGAAATTTTGAATGAAGTACTGCGAAAAATATCAAAGAGAATTAAATAATTGAACAAAAATTTCTTTATCACCGACGTAACCGCTTTTAGTTTCTAACGGAATTTCCTTATATTTCTTGAATCTGACGTAAGCATTATAATAGAAAGATTCATTACTACCAAATTGTAATTGAGGTTCCAAAACATCATACATTATATTTTCAATCTTGTTATGAAAATCATTATATTCTTCGATAATCTCCCTGAAAACACCAACATTTCTTTCGGTATCTAAATTTGGCATTACTTCATCTCCATCCATTTTTATTTCAATAATTTCTATGTAAACGATAAGTCCAACTCCATCATCAAATTGAACTGCGCTTGAGATTTTTATTGGCGGATAAAACTTGGCTTTTATTTCAAAGTTGTGTTTATAATCTTTATCAGAAATAGAAAAAGTGTCTGTGTTTGCATTAAGATTTGCTAACTCAAATATTTTTACCACGTCTTCCCACGGTAGATAACTAGATTTTACATCCTTACCGTCAACTAAAACATCTACGGAGATAGTAAACTGTTTTCCTATAGAATAAAAAAAGTCTCCAACAATATCCCCTATGTTTTCATAAATTTTTTCCAAAAGGTATGCACCACCTTTCACAGGTAAAATGGTGTTTACTACAAAGGTGAAATGATAGTCTTCGATATAAACATCCAAAAATTCGTATTCATATCCTTCATATTCAATAGTTTTTCCCTTGAATTTTTTTTGAAGGTATTTGAGAACCTCTTCTTCCATAATCAATAAATACCACGGATTGGGATTGATAAACCTATCGCATATCGAAACTCTTCCATGTAATTTATTCCAATAGAAAAATCAAAACCACGGTCAGTTTTAAGAATTGTTCTCAAAGGGTTAATTTTAATCCACAAATCCGGTTTTAGCGTAAGACTGTCTGAATATGATTGAATGAAAAAACCACCCATAACAGAAATTTTATTATCATAATTTAAGTTTATACCTGCTCGATTGATGATGGATATTGGAGTGGTATAAATGTAAGGTTGAGGAAAGTTGGTAACAAAATATCCTCCCACATAAAATCCTAGTGGACTCCAATTCTTGTAAGTTAACAAAAGAGACTTCTGTTTGGGAATATAAAGTAAGTCCGTTGTTTGTGAAAAACAGTTCATGGACAAAACCAAAAAAATTGAAATTAATGTTGTTTTCATTCCACAAATATAGTATTTTTATATAAATCAAACAAATGGAAGAGTAGCCAAGTGGTTGTACGGCAACTGACTTGAAATCAGTCATACGGGTGACCGTATCGTGGGTTCGAATCCTACCTCTTCCGCAGAAAAAAGGTGAATAACTCACCTTTTTTTTATTTGACGATGAATTTTATTTCAACTATTTTTCAAAAAAACTCATTTATGTCTCGATTAGATGAATTAAAAAAACAATATCCGGAACTCAATGTTACGATGTTTGATGTATTCAAAGCTATTGACCCTACAAGTTCATACAAATATTTCCCATTACTCTGTAAAATTTTTAGTAAAAGATGGAGAATTAATGAGCAATATCCAAAAGACCAAGTACCCAAAGTGATTATGGAATATAGAACCTTGCTTACTAATTTAGGTATTAACACCAAAGGTTTCAGTGAAAATCAAAATTATTTCGTGAGGTACTTGATGGATTTCTATCCAAATAGTCATTTCGAAACTTTGAGAGATTTTGTCTCTTTGATGGAAAATAAAAGAATTGACAACAATGATGTAACTTCTTACAGTACAATTGAGGACATCAGAAATGCGGTCTCCTTAGCAAGTATCAAAGAATTGAATCGTGAATTAGAAGGTCAAGTGATAAAAGAATATGAAGATGAGAAATGGGTCATTGTTAGACCTCTCACATTTGCATCATCTGCGAGATACGGAGCGTCAACAAGATGGTGCACCACTTATCAAACTGACAAACAATATTTCGAAAGATACTGGCGTCAAGGAATTTTAGTTTATTTTATAAACAAATACACGGGTTACAAGTTTGCAGGTTTCAAATCACTCAGTGAAAATGATATGAGTTTTTGGAATGCTGAAGATAGTAGAGTCGATTATTTAGATGTTGAAGCAGACGAGTACCTGTTTCCAATTGTTAGAAAAATATTCAAATCAAAAGATACAAATAAAAATTTGTGTAGTGATGAACTACAGGAAAAGGTTCATCAAGAGTGTTTAGGGGGAATGGAATTAAAATGTCGTGTCGATGTACCAGAGCAGAGAGTCTATGTGGCTGAGGGGATAACATCAGAAATCCCTGAAATGACTTGGACAACAACAGTAACCTCAGAAATTTCTCCTCCTACTGTCAACTAATCAAAATTCCTCGATTTCAACAATTAAATCAGAGTGACCTTTTATTACTCTGTGCCAAACAAATTTTGGAATAAAAATTTGTTCGGCAATTTGTAATTTGCTTGGCAAACTGTCATCCATTTGGAAAGACCATCCACCGGATTCCAAAACAGTTACTTTTCTATCCTTCAAATCTTGGTGCCATTTCAGTTCTTCGGAATCGATATTGGGACTAAATGTACGTAAAATTTTGCCGTCATTAATAGTCTGCTGATAGGGTTGCATTTTTGAAAATTGGTCTTTTATTCCAATGTATCTTTATTGGGAAATTTATAGAAAGTGCTTTCATAAAATTTTTAATATCATCTTCCACATTACTCATAAACATAATGGCCCAAGGCCTGTTAGTGTGAGATTTTTTCATCATGGGTTCTGAATCTAAAAAAATATGAAATATTGGAGGTTGGTAACTCCCTTTTATAATGTCATAAAGGGTAAACTCTATCGGACCCATACCTTTTTCCTCAGTAATTTTACTATATCTTGTATTCAAAACAGAGTTGAAGTAATTCTGTAAATATGTTTTCAAAACTTCCAAATCCATTACCAAGAATTTTTTGAGGACAAACCAAGTTGTTTAGCATATCTTCCTACATTACATGACCAATAACCCGCTGTGGTTCTATCTTTTTTTTGGTCACATTTGTGTCTAGCTCTGAAAGATTTTGCAGCCACTTTATTTCTATTTCTGACTCTAAGATTTGGGTCACCGAATGTTACCTTTTTTACTCCACCACCGGGACTTTTCACATAGACCGCAAACTTTTTGGGACCACCTGGTGTTCTGAAGGGTTTGTTCAAATTTACTTTTTTACCTCTGTGTTCCGCTTCCTCAATAATATCTTCTTCCTCTTCCACAATGTAAGGAGCATCCAAATAAACGATTTCACCACGGATTTTAACTCTTTGTCCTAAATCTGATTCAACCATTAGAGTATCCTCCTCATTCAACTCAATCTTACCTTCTTTCCACAAATTTCTCACTTCATTTACCAAGTCAAAATAACTTTTTGAATATACTCTGAAAATATTATTTGTTAGAGTTAAATCATTATCAATGTGATATTGTAAGGACTCTGAAATTTCAGTATTCTCTTTTAAAATAAGAGATTTATCTAAGTGTTCTTCCAATGCCTCTTTTATCAAGTCTCGTAAATTTACCATGGCGTTGTCTTTGTAAATAAATAGTTGTAATTTTGGATAATGAAAACATTAACGGGTATACTTTTGCTATCAGTGAGAGTATTTTGTATGGTAAAAATTCTAATTTGGCTTTTCCAACAAAATTACTCTACAAATCATCCAATTTCAGAAATTCAACAATATCTCGTTTATCTCCTTTTGGATATTTGGATTGTAATTTCTTCAAAACAATTCAACGAGGAAAATTAAGGTTTCAAAACAGCTAAAACTTCTGGGTATTCTACATCCAAAACTTTCGTATTCTTCCCTTCATAAGGAATGTTTTGTAAAACGTATCTAATTGCGTTAAGTCCTGATATTCTTTTGTCTTCAGAGTCAATTACAACCCAAGGATTGTTTACCGTTGAGGTCTTATCAAAAAGTTTTTCTTTGAATTCAGTGAACCTATCCCAAAGGTCTTGCATTTTTGCATCGTTTGGAGAATATTTCCAATATTTCAAAGGTGATTTCTGACGAATATCAAATCTTCTTTTTTGAGTGTCTTTATCAATTGAAAACCATAATTTGAAAAGATAGTCTCCGTCTTTAACTAAATCATTTTCAAAGTCCTCAACATTTTCCATGAAATCAGCATATTCTTCAGGCGTTCCATATCCCATAACGGGCTCAACAAGTCCTCTATTATACCAACTACGGTCAAAAAGATTGATTACTCCTGGTCTTATTTGTTTTCTGTATCTGTTCCACCAATCTTTTCTATCTTCTGGTGTTGGTACACCCAACGCAACCACATTATAATATCTTGGGTTCAAGTTCTCAGTGAATTTTTTGATTGTAGAACCTTTACCCGCAGAGTCTCTTCCTTCGAAAACAACTATTACAGTTTTTCCAGTTTTTTTCAACCACTCCTGTAGTTTTAGTAACTCTACCTGAAGTTCATAAAGTTCTTTTTTATAAACTTTTTTTGGTATCAAGGAAGGCTCCTCAATTTCAAAACCATAATCTTCACTTTCAGGTTCAACACCATAACCATCTCTTTCTCTATATTTGAGAGATGTTAGAATTTTACCTAAGTAATCTTCAATATTCTTTTTTTTGTCACCTTTTTTCAAAAGTACTTTTCTCAATCCTCTATTCATCAAATCAAAATCTATAATTTGATTGTTTGCGTAGTCAGAAATATCAACCAACATTTTCTCAATTTTGCCACCGTAGATTTTCAAAAATTGTAATGTTTCAACAACAGATTTGAGATTACGATTCATCTTTGGAGCTGAAGATTCTTCATCTTGTTCGTTCAAAATCCCCATGACCGATTTTATCCTATCTATTTCTGTCAATAACCGCATAAAAAATTAATTTAAAATAAATATCGGGAACAAAGATAAGATATATTTATGAATACCAAGATACTACCGAAAAATGAGAAAAATTTTCGTTACTTTATTATTGCTTTTTAGCACCCTTTTTTCTTATTCACAAGATAAAAAGGTTTGTATTTCATCTATTGAAAATAAAATCCAAATTGGACAAATGTTGGGTAATAGAAACCTAACATTTGGTTTCAAGAACATCTTACTTGAATACCTTCAAGACAGGGAGTTTCAACTAGTAGACAGTTGTAATTTATCTGAGAATAAATTGCAAATTGAATTGATTTTCTTTGATGTTCTTAACACCAAGACAGGATTTTCTGTAATTCATAAAGAAAATGATGAAACGGTTCTCAGAGTGAGAGCAAAACTTTTGGACTCAAAAGGAAAAAAAATAAAAGAAACGATAGTAACTGAAAAGTCTTCGGAAATTTCTATGTCTTCCCTGATAATTTCGGAAGGTGGTAAAATTAATCAACAATCCGTCTCTAATGTGATAAAAAAATCCTGTGAGACATTAATCAAAAATCTATTTGAATGATGAAAAAATTATTGGCATTTATTTCATTATTGTCATTCCCATTTTTAGGTTTTTCACAAACACCAGAAATCGGTCACTTCCAACAATTGAAAACTGTAAGGAGAGGTGACACGTTAGATGTTGCTTGGTATTACAAACCAGCGACTGGTACGGATGTGAGAAGTTTTCAAGTGGACTGGCAATATAAAAAACGACTTTTTACACACATATCCACAACTGTTGACGCTGCGGTTAGTGGAAACGGTCCCGAAATTTCCTACAGAAGTTGGGATGATTACAAATATCAATCCTACTCAAGTGGAAATTACACTTATGTGTCCGATACAAACTGGACTATAGCAAGAAACTATTTGGTTTTATCAAATGGTTCACAGGTTTCCTCTAATGGTTACATAATTCACAACAAATATAGAATTAACAACGTAATTCCAAACTTCGTATCAGATACTGTAACCCTTAATTGGGCAAGAATGTTCAAAGTTGACGGAACAACAATTGGAGACAACGTGGCGGTTTTGAATTATAACAAACTCGCAGTGAAATTACTTGGAAACCTTACAATTTCAGGTAAGGTTTGGCTTCCACCATCAGTGATTACAAGAGGTTGGGTTCCGACATTATATTGTTATGAAAATGCAACAGGAAATCTTGTTTCAACTACAGTTCCAGATATAAACACAGGTTTATATGTTTTGGATAATATCGATGAAAACACAAGGTATAAAATCGAATTAAGATTCAATCCTGATAGTTTAGTTTCAATTAGAGACAATTCAGTTACTGTTACTGACGCAGTAAAAGCGTTCAACGAATTTGTAAACGCTGACATTTCTCAAACTTACCCTCGCACTCATTTACAAAATGGGTTGGCATATTTGATTGCAGATATAAATTGGAACCAAAAGTTTGATGGTGGTGACCCTTATGGTATTTACGCTTCCGTTTCTGGACTTAGACCGATTGCAACAAATAACTTGATTAAAGTTTTCACCAAAAACGAGTTTGATAGTTTGGCTTTAGGTACAAATCAGTGGTCAGATTGGACAACTTATACAAGTAGACAAAATTTCGTACTAGATACGGTTCTTACTTCTAATTTGTCATTAGATTTGAAATATTATGTACAAGGAGATGTTGACAGAAGTCACTCTTCACCTGTTTATGACGCAAACGGGAACCTTGTAAGAGGTCCTGTTTATACTGGAAGATATTCTGTTAATATTCCGAACTCATATTCTGTAGGTCAACCCATGTTTGTACCATTTAATGTATCCACAAACGGACTAGTAAATTATGGATTACAATTCGAAATGAAATATGACCCAACAAAAGTTAGATTCGCAGAAATAATATCAAAAGTTCCGAATGAGTGGTTACAATATGTAACTCATGATGACCAAAATGGAATCATCAGATTCGGTGGAATGAATAATCAAAAAAAGGGGGGGATAAGTGGTTTATCCACCCCCTTTAATTTAAAATTTACGCCAATTGACCCTTCGGAAGATATTTCTTCTTATGTTTTTGTTAGACAACTAATGGACGCCTCCAATTCTGAAGGTGAACATTTCAATATTGAATTAGCATCTGAAAGAATAGTTTTAACTTATAGAGCGGCAGGGCCAGTATTAGCCGTAACGAAGCCTATTGCAGAAATCAGACCAAATCCAAATTCGGGACAATTTGAATTAACTGTTACATTTCCGAATAATTATTGGATGAAGGGTTATGTTTATGATTACAACGGAAGAAAGGTTTTGGATTTAGGAGATTTCAAAACCGATGAGTTTACAAACGTAATCACAAGAGCCATTAACGCCAAAAATCTAGCACAAGGTAAATATTTGTTAGTGATGGCGAATAATAATGAAAGAATAACTAAACCATTTGTAAAAATTTAAAACTATGTCAGAAGAACAATTAGAACAAAATGATGGGTCTTGGTCAGGACTAAAGAAGACCATCGTAGGAACACTCGGAACTGTTGTTGCGGGTGGTGGCGTATGGCTAAGCACTTTGTTGTTTGGCGGTCATGAAGAAAAACAAGAACAAGCACCTCCTCCTCAACCAACAATCGTAATTAACAATTCTCAACAACAGCAAGCAGCACCTGAGAAAACTGTGATTATCAAAGAAAAAGCGTCGCAACCTGCTGCTAAACCAGCTGAACCTGCTCCAAAACCTAAACCTTTTTCAGAGGAACCAAAATGGTAATTTATGAGTCAACAAACACCAACAGGATTTAAAGATTTATTAAACTCCATGATGAAAAAGAGATGGTGGATTACCGCTCTTGTTCTTGGAGGATTTGTTGTAATCATGGGCGCAATTTTTTTGGCTATTTTTGAACAAAGTGCTATCAGTGGAGAGTGGAAAGAGCTTCTACTTTTATTACTTGGTGCTTTTATCGGTTCTTATGGTAAGATTATTGACTATTGGTTCAGTGATACAGATAAGGACAAGATGTTAGTTCAAAAAATGGACGAAGAGGATGGTGTATCTTTCTCATCTACTTTAGATATGAAAGATTTTGCATCGGCTCAACATAATGAACCTATTGTGGTATCCACCCCTCAAGTAACCCCTCAGGTCGCCCCTCAAGTCGGTGTCGAAATCGATGAAGATGGTGATGGTACAATGGATGGTATCGATGAGGATGGTGACGGTATTATAGACATGTATTTCGAACATCGTCAGTGTGAACACGTTTGGGGTGACGCTGATGGTGATGGAGATGAAGAGTGTCTTAAATGTGGTCTTATTAAACAAGTTTAAAATGAAGAAAATTTTATTACCTGTATTTCTACTTGCATGCTCATTTGTCAACGCACAAGTTGTGGGGACAACAAAAACTGAGCAGTATAAAGCGAGTTTTGAAACAAAGATTAATATCGATTCACTTATGGACTATGATGGTCCACAAATTCCAATTCAAATCTTAACAATTGGAATTAGTGATGAGGTATATGAACAGTATCCTGAACTCAAAGAAAAGAAAGTTGGTCTTGGTGTTGCAAATATCAGTTTGGAGTTTTTGTCTGAACTAAACAGATTTACTTTTACTGAAGATAAAACCGAAATAAAAAACCGTATGGTTAAACAGTTTCAGGCATCCCAAGCAGGAATCAGTCAAGACAAATTGGACGGAAGAGGTAAGATTAGACTTGCTCATTATTTCGTTACAATCGAAGTTTATGACTTTTCTGTTTCTGAAGATGAGACTGTAAATTTAAAAGATGGAGTTAAAAATATTGTAAACACAAGACTCGGTCTTCAGGTTAGATTTACAAACGCAGAAACAGGTGAAATTATTGCAGCATCAGGTCTTGGTGAGGCAAAGACTGTCAGAGAATTATCTCTTTTAAATGATGATAATTTGAGTGACGTTAAATTCAATCAATCTACAATAGGAATTACTACAAAGAAAGCACTTGAAATTGCTTGTAGTAGAATTCTTGTAAGGATGATTAAAAAGGGCGTGTTCCCAAAATAAATGTGGAAAGGGTTAAAAATTTTTTTAAGTATTGTTTGTATCTTCTTTCTCAGCTTGAAAGTTGATGCTCAAACCATTAATTACGAGTTTATAGACCCTTGCACAAAAGCTGTCACAAACTTTTCAATCCCTATTCAGGGAGGAACAATAATTTATTTTTATGGAAAATCGGCATCATTCACCGCGGCTGACGTGGCGAGTGGTGCTTTTGCCTCTTGGGTCAATCAAGCTTATGTGGACTACAGAAAATTGACACCTTGCTCGGTTCAATCCGTAGGTGTCACAAGAAATCAAATAACCGCACAAGTAATCGGAAATGTGGTAAGTAGTGTTGTTGGTCAAATAAACTCATCCGTGATGCAAGGTTCATCTATGGGTGGAAATGATGCGGGTTCAAAAGACAATAGGTCCGAAAAAACAAGAAATAGAAATGAAAATACTAATTCTAACTCTAATAATTCCGTTTCTAATACTAATAGTAGTGGGACTTCTCCAAATGGGGGCTCAGGTGTATCAGGCGGTCAGGGCAACAGTTCTGTACCTGTGGGAAGTTCTAACCAAGGGGGTCAAACTTCTTCTCAAGGGACTTCAAATAACCCTACAAGCGGTGGCAGTGGTGTCGGGGGGAACAGTAATTCTCCTAATAGTGGGGGTAATAATAATAGTGGCGTTTCTACATCTTCTTCTACGGGAAGCGGTGAGAAAGATAAAGAAAAAGGTTCAGAGGTGGTGGCGACAACGGTAATGAACGTTGATGTAAGGAACGACCGTGGTTCAGAAAGTGGTGGTTCAAGTGGTGGAGGTGGAGGAAAAAAAGGTTCATCAAAATCAGGAAATTCGAACCCCATGATAGTCTCATCTGACCTTACTTCCGCTCAAAACTTAGACAAAAGTTTTACAGGAATTGCAAATGTCGGTGTATCAAGAACCTCTCTAATGGGAACAAGTTCTTGGGGTGTAACAGGAATGATTTGGTTTAATTTCAAACAATTTGCTATCAATTCAAGATATACAAAAATAAAAATTAACCAATCAGGAACCCTTAAATTCGTTCATAATGTAAATCTAACGGGTGCTTATTCATACGGAAACCTATTTTCATTTTTGGGTTATAGTATGATAATAAACGCCAAGAAGTGGGGAATTACAGGATTTAATATAAGTGGAGCTGTTGCCAAACTTCCTGAAGATAGTAACTTATTTATCAGTCCATCATTCACTGCATTTTATACCAAGCCAATTGTTGCAAATAAAAAACTTACCATCTCCCCTGAGATTTATTTAATTTCAACACCTGTGGTTTATTCTTCAGTAGATAAAGTAACTGTAACAGACAGAACATTCAGTGCGTTCATAGGAAGTGGATTTGATTACCAAATCTCAAGAAGATTCAAATTTAATGTAAATTATAAAGCCAATCTGAGTACCAATCCTGAGTTTCCTATTTTATCATTTTTCTTGATTGGTAGTAAAGTAAATCTATGAAAATATTCCTTACCATATTTTTATTTTGTTTCGCACAGTTTGTTTCGCATGATTTTTGTTTCGCACAAAGTGTAACGGCACCTCCAGGAAGAACTTATCAGGTGAGTACCTCAGGTCAAGATGCAAGTGGATTTGTAATCAACGGATTCACATCTGAAACTTTATTAACTTCAATAGGTCTTGTTAATCCCCCCGCAGGAACAACATTTTCAATCACAACAACTACAGGTTTATCTTTTGCCACAGGATATAACACTTGGTCAAATATCACAAGAATAAGTTTCACAGGAACTCAAGCAAACGTAAATAACGCACTTGCCTCACTCAAAATCAACACAGGTTCTGCATTGGGAAGTGTTCAAATCTCAGTTTCAACAACAATAAACCCTGTGGGATATTATTACAACGCAACAAATGGTCACTTTTATAGACCAATTTCGACCACCGCGACTTACACAAATTCAAAGGTTTTAGCTGCTCAACAAACCTTCAAAGGTCAAACTGGTTATTTGGTGACAATTACGTCTGCGGATGAACAAAACTTTATTATTGCAAACGTTCCTCAGAATAATATATGGTTTGCTCTCTCAGACAGACTACAAGAGGGTTATTGGAGAGTTGATGCGGGTCCTGAAAATGGAACTTTGGTCAATATTGGAAACTTTAATGGGAACCCTCAACCAGGAACATATCAAAATTGGTGTGGTGGTGAACCTAATGATGCTGGTGGTGAAGATTTTGCAGTAACAAAATGGGGTGGTGGTGGATGTTGGAATGATTTACCTGATTGGTCCAATCCTTACGTAATTGAGTTTGGTACGTGGTCAAATCCTCAGGATGCAACTTTTACAGGATACTACGCAGCAAACACAACTAATACTGTTGCAATTACAAATACACTTTCGGGTACAGTTTCAGTTCCGACACTGAGCCCTTATCCAACTTTGACATTATATAGGGTGGTAAACGGAGTTGAAACCTTGGTCGATTATAAAACTTTAACTTCAAGTGGAACTTACACCTTTACTTTACCTCAACAAAATTCGACCTATAAATTAGTCCCCTCTCTTTCGATTCAAGGGATAACAACCGCCGATTTTACCCCACTATTTAACGAAATTCAAAACGTAAATACACCTAATAATACTCCCTCAGGTTTATTTCTAACGGGAACAAAGCAGTGGAAAGCCGCTGACGCAAATAAAAATGGTATTATTGATTTAGGTGACGCATATCTAATCTTAGCACATATTACAGGACTCAGACCTATTACGGAAGTGCTTTGGTTCACTGCAACAAATTATGACTCCATCAATAGAACAAACTTTGGTTCTATATCACCCGTCACATTTTTTACAATAAATGTGACAACTTCGAACGTTACTCAAAACATCAAGTATTGTATATTAGGTGATGTTAATCTATCACATTCTTCACAGTAGAAAATATTTATTGAAAAAGTAAATTACTATGCTACTAAAAGTTGGGTCTAAAGGAGAAGACGTTAAAAAACTTCAACAAAAATTGGGCTTAGGTGCCGATGGAATCTTCGGTAATGGAACTGAGCAAGCAGTAAAAAATTTCCAAACAAAAAATGGTTTAAGTCCCGATGGTATCGTGGGGGAACAAACATGGCAAAAAATTATGGGACAAGGAGTTCTAATTACTGAACCCGCTCCTGTACAACAAGCTCCAATTGTAAACACTGGTTCTTTGAAATTAGAAAATCTGAAGGGTCACATTCCTGATAATGTTATCGCTCAAATTCCTGATACCGCAAAAAAATTCGGTATCGATACACCTTTAAAACTTGCTCACTTTCTTGCACAGTGTGGTCACGAATCAGGAGGATTTAGACTTACTCAAGAGAATTTAAATTATTCCGCTCAGGGTCTCAAAAACATTTTCCCAAAATATTTTCCGGGAAATCTTTCTGAATCTTACGCAAGAAATCCTCAGAAAATTGCATCAAAGGTGTACGGAGGAAGAATGGGTAACGGTCCTGAATCAACAGGAGAAGGTTTCAAATTTCGTGGTAGAGGTTATATTCAACTCACAGGTAAAGACAATTACACCGCATTTGGAAAAGCAATAAATGAAGACATTGTTTCAAATCCTGATTTGGTTTCAACAAAATACCCTTTACTCTCAGCGGCATGGTTTTTCAGTAAAAATTGTTTGAAAAGATGTGTTGATGATTCCAACGCAACTGTAACTTCCGTTACAAAATGTGTAAATGGTGGAACCATAGGACTTGCTGATAGATTGAAACATTTTAAAGAATATTATCATTTATTAAAATAACCCCTCTGGTTGTGTCTGAATTTGATAATTTTTGGTTCTTTATTATATTTATAAATGACATCACCGTAAGGTGTTCTCATATATCCTTTCCAAAAGACCCGTCAAAAATTATTTTGTCGGGTCTTATTTTTTTCTTATCTTTGTTCAAACTATAAAAATGGATAAACAAAGTAATCATTGGGGAGACGTTATCATTTGGTTAGAAAAAGTTGCTAAATCTTGTCAAACCAA